TTTGACTTTGATCAAGAGGGTTCGTTCTCGGTTATGTCATCAGGTGAAGAAGAACGGGTTGGTGTAGCCTTGTCATGGGCATTCCGTGATTTGTTTGAACGCATGAACTTCCCCATCAATTTCTACGGGATCGATGAACGTCTTGATTCCGGTATGGATGGTCCGGGTGCTGAACGTGCCGTTGCTGTCCTCTATGAGATGGCACAGGTTAGAAAACGCAACATCTTCCTTATCTCACACCGTAAGGAAATGGTTGATTATGCTGACCGCATCATGATCACAACCAAAAAGAACCGGATCACATCGGTTGGGTTCGAATAACGCTTGACTCATCAAGTGTTTTATATTATAAAACACTGAACACAATATGAGACAGACACAATGTCAATGGAAAACTATTTCTCAACCTATATAGTGCTGGTGTTTGTGGGAGGATTCTCATTGGTAGCTGCAATTATTACCTTTGTTGAAGACGGATGGACGCCTTTCGGTACTATTAGAAACTATCTTATTATAAGAATGTGGGGTTCAGGTAGTATTATCATGATAGCCTTATCTATATGGGGCATTAATTTATGCCAACAGGTTCCATGATGTCTGTTGAATTATATAAAGTCATATATGTAATACTAATGATAGGGGGCGCGTTTTCGTTCTCTGTTGGAATAGTCACTAGTGTCCATGATGGATATACGCCGTTCGGTTACGTCAGAAGTATTTTCATTAAGATTGCTTGGTGTGCGATTAGTGTGTTTGCTATGATAGCAGGAACATATGGTGTCATACTAATCAATAGAGGCTCGTGATGTTTTTATTGCTTTATGTCGCCATGATAGGGATGGGCCTAATCACCACTGCTTTCTCTATAGCGTATTTGTTACAAGATGCATCGAAAAATTGGCGAATAGGTGTAGGGATATTTGGATTGGTATTGGCATTGTTCGCTATAGCGTGTGTTGCGGCTGGTATCAATGAACTTGCTGAAATCGCAGGAGGAACAACTGTTGTCACAGAATAAAGAAAAATATCTTCTTCCTGAAGAACTCAAGATGCTTAAGCATGCTCTTGGTGATCGTTTTTCACCACAGCACACCGCAGAGGATCGTAATCGGTATATTCTGATGCGTATTGATCCAAACGGTATTGCTGAACGATTGAAAAAATACCATTTGTTTGGTCGCGATGATGATTTCAGTAGCACCCGTGTGATGTATCATTACTATGTTACTGATAAGGGTAAAGAACTCTTACTCGATTATATGAGAGCTGTGCAATGAACCCCGATCAAGAAGCATTCTCCGTGGTAATGATTTTTTCACCATTACTTCTACTCTTCGTGGTAATGTCTTGGCCCTTATTTGCGGACAGAATCAAATATCGGTTCGTGGTGATTGTTCAAAATGAAAAAAATTATCACAATCCATTATATAAACGCATCAAACGTTTTAGCTATGAATCATCGGCCCGCAAATGGATGATCAATCAACTAGGTAAGAAAGTTGATTTTTTGAAACATCGCGACTTCGATATCGGAAAGCTTACTGTTAGTCGTGACATCTTGTATGCACGAATGGAGAATGGTGAAGGCGATATCATTGAAGAACATGATATGGAGAAATCGTTATGACCTTTTTGGAATTTGTAGTCAGTCCTCCTGTTATGTGGTATTGGCTTATCGCTACACCGATTCTTATAATCCTCGTGGTAAGCATATACTGGCCACGTGATTATATATATGCTCTCATGATGTATGATATCAATCCAGCTGAAGGCACACCGGATTGGACATCTGAAGAACATTACAAACGTAAAGCAACCGCTGAAGCTCGCCAAAACTATATGCTGGACAAAATAATGTCTAACGATAATGATGATGGCAGCGAAACCCTTGTCCAAGTCAAATGGACCAAAATCGAGAAAAGGATTAAAAAATGACATTTCAACCACTGCATGATCGAGTAATGGTCAAACCAGACGTTTCACAGACACATTCTGCGAGTGGACTTATCATCTTGTCAGGTGAACTAAAGAAGCCACAGACGGGCACTGTAATCGCTGTAGGCACCGGTTCAATTGATAAGAAGGGTAACAAGCAGCCGCTTTGTGTCTCTGTTGGGGATCGAGTGACCGTTGCTAACTGGGGTGATAACGAAGTTCAATACGAAGGTGCTGAATGTTACTTGGTATTGGAACAAGATATTGTCGCGCTCGGGTAAACTCTCTGCTACAGCGTGGGGCGATCTTCATGTGGGACATCCGATGAAATCCGTTTTCAATAATGATGTCGCATCGAATCCCCTCACGGTGTATTCAACGGTGCCAAAAACCACACTGGTTAAGACAACCAATGTTACGTTTTGTCGTATGTTGTTGGTCATTAATAGATATACAAAAGATCAAGCTGTTCGCAAAGCTTTGAGAACGATTGTGTGCGGTTTGTTTCGAGTGAGGAAAGAATGTAGATACGATCCTCTCGAATCGTTGATGTATTATAATCTATGTGGAAGTTATGAATCAAGAGAGTTTGATTATTCCTTATGGGATAGACTGACAATAATCATACAACAACATTATATTTTTCTGGGTGTAGATTCTGTATTACGATCCGATGAGACTGCATTGGACTTGGCTACCCAATGGTTAGATAATCATCAACCACATGTTACCTACTCGGTGACCATCCCTCATCTTCACCCAACCAATACTCCTTATATGGGTCCGGTTTAATCATGGTACGTAAAAAAGCAACATATATTGTCCGTAATCATAACGGCAAAACCATATTCAAAGTAACGCCCCGTTGCTGGAATGCGTTTCTTGCCAAGCTTAATCAATATGCCAAAAGTCATATTGATTTCGGATATTCAAAAGTTATTAATCGGCACTCTCATGGTGGTCGCATTCTTTATTACGATGCAACCCGTATGCAAAACTTTATAAAATCCGTTAAGCAATTAGTGCCAGCTCTTAAAATAGATGCTGATCTTTATATATTTGATAACACCTATATAGAAATGGCTGAACGACTACTTGACAGACATAGTGGTTATGGTGTAAAGTTTAAACACAAATATGCTGTACCTGATTTTGATGAAGTGAAAACTAATGTCTGATGATGAATATTCATATGAACCAGAAGTGATAGCACTTCTAGGCGAAGACGGTTACTCCACTCGGGAAAACCGTATCTTCGTTGGTATGAATGATAAATCACATGTGCTCTATGATGGTGATGCCAAAGTGTTGGTCAACATGATGGTGGTGTCCAAACGTATGTCTAAACAAGTAGGCACAGCTGAAGCTAATATCTGTGATCGCTTTATCACCAAACTAATTGCCAAACGAATCGATCTGGTTCAACTCGATGTATTTAAAATGGTTCGTGAAGATTGGAACCTATTGGCTTCCTTCATGCAGAAGATTGAATCATATGTCTTGATGTATGATCTATCCCATCCAGTCGATGAGGATTATTCCTTCTATTCAAACTTGATCAAACAATGGTTGGAAAACTATTATGAAGTGCCTCAACCCGAAAAACTGATTGTGACGGTGAAACAATGATTAAAGATAAAGACTTTAGTGATATTTCTCCACGATGGGTTAAAGGGTTCGCTTGGTTTATTGCGATGCTTGGTTTGATTCATATAATAGCCGGTATCTTCCCGGTAATGCATGATTTCATCTATGTGGTTATGCCTGTGGAACAAGACGAACATTTTAACAAGGCGTTCTCCGCAGTGGGTGTTTCATGGATAGTATCCATTGTTGCTGCCATGAAACAACGTATTGAAGAATTGAAAAAAGAACTCGATGTGGCACATCATATTATTCAAAGCCGGTATAACTGATCCACATTGTGAGTAGGAGCCTTCAGATGATACCGGCTAGTTTCATTGATATTAAACTTCATCGTCGCATCACGGGAAAAGCTTTCATAGAGTATGCGACCGATGTAATCAAAAAGATGTCGTGTTCCGATTGGTTGAAAACACCTGATCGCTTACGGCAAGCCGAATGTGTGTATATTACTCGGGTTGATCCTCTTTGGAACTATATTGACAACGAACGAACACACGCCGTATCTAAATCTTTCATGTATGAGCAAATAGATGATGTTCTAACGTTGGATGACGGAATGGTGATCATCATACGACCTACACGGTCTTATATGATGGTGACGGATGACGCGAACTATCATATAGCACAAGGTATAGAATATGTCTACCAAGGTTATCATTACATCCTCTATTATAAAGATGCATTAACATCATACTCAGTGCTCAAAAAGTTGGCCAATCGGTTTATTGATGTCATTATTCAATTGAACAAAGATTTCAAAGACCATGCTTGATGCAATCGCCAGACAGCATTATCAGATCACTCAGGATGTACACACAGACCTATTGTATGCGCTCATTCATGAAATGATCCATCGTAATTGGACTCGCGTTGGTGGTATACCAATGGCTAGTGTGATCATTCAACGAGCCAATTATGATAGCGATAACAAGATAGAATACAGACTCCGTGGTCGTGATCACCATCATATGATCAATCATCGTCACGAGGATTGTTGCTTCTGGATCAGTTTAGATAGTAATCTAAATATAAGCCGGTTCATGAGTATATCCTTTCAGGATTATCATATTGGTGTTAGACTTAATCGAGCCGTGAAGGGATCGACTGCTATCACGATTGCCAAACGGGTCATTAATATGCTTAACAAAAATGTAAAATGATGATTGATCAAATTATAAAAGAACATGAAACACAAGCGTATAATCGTCGTGATCGTATGTTTGAAGACGCATTCAGAAAATATACATGGGTTGATTGTATTTCTGTTTTTTCGTCTGTGCGAATTATGAGTTTCACCCCAACTTCGTTTAGAACATCTGTTAATGAAGATAGTAAATTTGGAACGCGTCTTGTTGCCGTCTCTCATACGGCTTATGGCGTCGTCTCTATGATCACTCATGATGGTGATCATTTCAAACGTGGATGCGTTGACTGCTTGCTCATAATCCACGAAGGGTTATCATACCTGCTTCATAGAGGGAATGGACACGAGTTCTCATACATTGCCGCTACCAACGCCGCTACCCATTTCTCTGATTTCGTGCACCAGTTTATCAGGCAATACAATGCAACAAATAATTGATTCCATTGCACAAGCCCATAAACACGATCTTCTGTATGAAGGTCGTAAACGAATCACAGCAGCATTCGATAAGAATAAAAAATTCAATTGGTTCAAGACCAAAAACGCCTTTCCGTCAGATTCTGACATTCATATCGAAGTCAGCCACACTGGTTTCGTTGATGTATGGACACCAGAACAATCTCACCGTCCGAAGAGCAGTCAACTGCATGGAGTTGTAATGACAATGGATGGATCGGTCATTGTTTATTCTGATATAGGTACTAATGATTCATCATTGATGAAAGAACTATCTTTCTCTTATGCTGGTGAACTATATCGATTACTATTGACAACTCGCATCACAGAAGAGGCAACCATCACTCGGTTAGCCTATCGTTTCACTGATTTAATTGTGAGACATCGATATGTTCCCGGCAATATGTGAACAACACCGGGAACGGTGCCAATATAACACAATGCATTATCGAAACGACTTGGAAGATGTGATGAATAGGACATTCCATCCTGTCGAGGTCGTATTATTGGTTCAAGAGTATCATCGACAACATAAAACACTGGCGATCACATCACCAACCAAGTGGGGTGATGTTGAAATTCATCAGTTGATTAACATTAATAAAAAAGCCGTTCTATATTGTATGTCAATACAAGGTGTCCATTACACACTTTATGTATATGATACAAACCCTGATCGATATCATGAGTATTCAGACACTATGGCAGAAATAGTTTATAAAAAGCATAGAAAATACTTCAATGTTGTTTGATACAAAACATCCACTGTTAACGGGAATGGTGCAAAAACATAAGCAGTCCTGTGGAACTAAGCGTCTCAGATATGCCTATGTTTTGGAAAGTGTGTTGAAGTTGACCTACACTGATGTGGAACAGGTCAAGGTCTTCAAGGCTGATGGTCTTATTCCGAGACAGTACACGCCATTCAAATATCCAACCCAATATGGTGAGATTACCTTACATGCTCGCAACCCCATGGTTGGTGATTGGTTTTATATTGTAATATCCTTTTTTAAGGATGGGATGGTGTATGAGATTACAATACCGAATTATACTCGTATACCAACACGCGTATACTATGGTAGAAATGGTCGGTTGATTAATGGTATATTAGAGTATATAATTGAGTTCAATCGAAAACGAATGAACGAACATGTTTAACGCTCTTAGTATGGATAGATTAAATGAGCACAAATCAATTGATACGTAATATGGTGCGTTCTCATTCACAGAGAGTAACCTATCTGCGTTCCGAATATTATAAACGATATGATAAGGCTTTACGAAAGGCTTTCCCCAAAAAGATCAGAACTGTCTATTATTACTCAATGCAAAAACTACCAGCGGTATCATTTGATCCGAACCCCGTAAAACCATTTCGAACTCCTTATGGTTTGTTCACCGTACATATAGTACTGTGTGGATGGCGTATGGACGGTCACACCACCAGTAATTTTATCACTATGATTATCTTACTACATGGTATAGAATACTTTGTAGAAATAGAGTGTGGTTCATGTACGAATGAATATGAATTTGTTAGAAAGAATACTCGGTTGTTTTCCGGTATTATGAAACTGACCAATAAAATGGGTATGGAACGATTAGATGAACATAAATCAATCGATTGAATATATCACCGAACACCATACTGCTAAACTCGAAACCCGCGCTTTTCTATTGAGTGATCCTTATTATAAAGATATTACTCGTGGTTACACAACGGTCGGATATTCGAGCCTTTCTAATAACGAGAGTGCGGCAGTTAAAGCATTCGAATGGGACATGATACGTATCAAAGGAAAAATGATCAAGTACACGGTTAAGGATGAACCCGGCACATCCAATTTTAGAATGATCATGTTCCTGAACATCAATGGTATTTCTTTTGAGAGCCGGTTCATTGTTATCAATGATTCGATTGGTATAGACTTTCACGTGTTTCTTCACCGGTTCGCTAAACAATCTCTGATCTATTACGACAAGTATATAGAAGCGGTGGATTGATGTGTTAGAAGCAATGATCCATAAGCATTCGGTATTATCTGACAATACGGCTCATAACCGTATCACTGAATTGTTTCATGTTGGTGATTATAATCAGTATGGAATACGTATAATCACATGCGTGGCTGAAGATGAAGCCTATTTTGTTTCTAGTATGCCACCACAATATCAAACCATGTTTGGTATCAAATATAACCGTACTTCTGAATATAAAACTGGTGGTTGTGATGGTTTTAAATTATCATATCGCGGCATAGTGATGATAGGCAGTACACGTGGTTTTCAAAGCATAACAGAATTTACAGAAACCCTTAGCATCATCAAACAGGGTATAGATGAACTGTATCCATACGGAGGAACAATCTGATGCTTGATGACATTAAACAAATAATTGATGCTCTGTTTCCATTGACTTCTTCCGATAATTAGTATATCATACACACTCACGTGTGGAATGAATATTATGCTTGAAGCCATGATCAAACAACACCAAGACCTGTCACGTGGGCGGTTGGATAATTTTCTTCATTCTAAATTAGAAAAAATATTCTATCAGAACTTCCGTGATTTGAATCTCAGAATAACCGATTTCAGATACTTCGCGGTGCCATGGTTAATTCCATATGAATACCCAGTTGAGCGCCATAAAAACCTATTGTATAAAATCAAATACCGAGATGAAACCTATATCTATATCGGATACATGGGTACATCATTCGTTTGTCGTACCGAGTCCTGCTTCAATCGAAGCGGCATGAATCCAGTTTTGATTAAACTCTTTGATATAATAATCCAGACAATGGATGAATATTATGATCAATGATATGATACATAATCACCACGGGATCGTTCACGAGAGAACCATGGTATACGTTAGAGATGTCATTCGCGTTAAGCTTTGTGATGTTAATAACCAAGTATCCGGCGTAATGGTGACCTCATGTGAATTCACAGCATCGGATGCATATGTGGCGGATGAATACAAGGGATTGTTTTATATATCGAGTAATAAGTTGGACACTTTGATTCGTATCAGAGTCTGGTATAATAATTTTCAATTCAGTATGTCATTTTTCTCAAATAGCCACGAGGATGAAGAAACACTTATAATACCGTATCTCGATACTATTATTAAATCGGTTGATGATTATGTTTAATGCTTTCTATGAAATGAAATTTAGAGAGACAGAAACTAGACGCCGGAATTATATCTACGGTTTCCGTGATGTTATCAAATTCAATTATAGTGTCACTGTGAGTTCTGTCGAATACAAGGAACGTATTGCACTCATCGACGCCGATGGAAGCTTCAGTTTTCTATTAAGCCAAAATTACAAAAAACAGCGAAAGATCAAAGACGCTGTGATCTATTATAATGTGGCGGATTGGCGTGAAGGTCATCCATATATGCTATCATTCTTCATTACCCAGTGTGATAGTGCTATGGTGACAACAGGACGCATCGCCATGGCTGATGGTGTTATGGGTATCTCAGTGGAGTCACGCCTTCTTGACGTACTGACAGAGGCTATGAACGAAGCACGAAAGTGTTACGATAATGTTTGATGCCTTCTATGAAATGAAAGTCTTTGATACAGACAGACGAATCAAACTGTTTCAAGATGTGTTCAAGGCAGAGATACGGAGCAACCTTTCAACAAGTTTGCGTGATTTTAATCACACATTCTGGGGAGGCAGGTCCATAAGTTTTGCCCCCGAGCGCCGATATTTAAACGGTAAGCTTTATCCTCATAAACGAGAGATAGATGGTGCGGTTATCTATTACGAAACACACCACATCACCACGCATAATATCAAAGCCATTGATTTCTTCATCAAAGAGGTAGATACTAATCGGGCTACAACCGGAACCATGACGATGTTGATCGAATATGGTGAACAGACTTTTTCGCGTGGTATCGATATCTTAGAATTAGCCACACTTGAAGCCCGAAGATGTTATGATGTTTGATGCCTTCTATGACATGCTCAACGGAAAACGTGACAAACGCCGCCTCGCATATATAAGGTCTTTTAATGATGGGGTCGAATTTGATCTAGATTTTTACCTGAGTGGGCTATCGGGTGAATTCAATGACAATCCAAATGATCCACCACAAACTGCTGCGGGTTATTATGAGTACTATGATTACAGTTACAGAGTACCAAAGTTCACGATCTATTATGATTACATTCCCGAAGACCTTAATAACAAGGCGTATATTGAATTCTGTATCAAACATGATGATATGAATATGTTAACACGCGGTAAACTTTATATAATGCAATTTCCACCACACGCTACAATGATGAATAAGGGATTATCCGTATTAGAATTAGTGGTAATTGAAGCTCGTAGGTGCTATGATGTTTGATGCTTTTTATGACATGCTTGATGTTATCTTAACCAATCGTTTCACTGCTTATCGAAACTCATTGCGTGATAGTTTCAGCTTGGGTCAGGAGTTTTACCTGAATGGTTTAAGCTTAAAAAGCGAATTTATCAACTATGGTGATCGCGATGTTAAACCACAAACCGCTGTTTGGGATTTTGATCACAACCGCACACTACCGAAGTTTGTGATATATTATAATTACATCCCCGAAGATCGTTATAGAAAGTCGTGCATTGTGTTTTGTATCAAGCACAATGATATGGAAATGATAACGCGTGGTAGACTCTTTGCCAAGCAAATGCCGCCAGCACCCTACACAAAACCGATAGATACATTAGAGCAAGCAGTGATAGAGGCACGTAGGTGTTATGATTCGTAGTATGATTGATGCTCATATTGACGACAGTAACGCGCGGTTGCGATCTATTGCCGCAAAGATGGAGGATCACTTTGAATCAACTACGTTTGAAGCAAGAAATTCAATGCGTTCGACGAAGATACGAATCGAACGTGATCCGGGGTTACCACACGATAGTATCAAACATGTATATGATTCATTTGGTGAAAGAGTTCCAGATTACCAAACGATCAACACACGTGATGGTGTTGTATCTATCTCGGTGACGAAACGGATTAGCGGATTTTCTAATAAAATGATATATAGATTTTATGTCAGTCTTACTATAGAAGGTTTGTTATATACTGGATATTTTAGAGCAGAAGAAAGAGACAACGAGCGCCGCTTACCCGGATTGTTTTCACAGCGAGCAATGAAACTGCATAGAAAAATGTGGAACGATGTTTAGCGATATTATAAAACAACATGACAAAATGTGTCATAATTTTGTAACCAAATCATGGCGCAATAATACCGGGTTAACCTTCAATGATAGTTATGTTGATATTGATCGTCTTCGTTGTTTAGTTAAACCGGATTGGCCCACAGAACACAACGGCGTTCTAATTGAACAAGGTGGCTACCTATCCCGATTACACGACAAATACGGCAATGCCGGTATTCTACGATTTCGGTTATGGTATAGAGGGCGATTATATGAGTTTCATGTAGCTGGTCGTGCTGCTACTGTAGACACCATGATTGATGGGTGCATCGACTGGGTTAAAGCAAATGATAAATGAGATGATTCAATATCATTTAGATCAGAACCTAGCACCATACCTGCATTCGTTGACTGGATAATCAAAAACCATGTTTGACGCAATCATTAAACAGCACGAAGATGAATGTAATGCGACCGTTGTAGCACATATTCGAGCCGCCCGGAGATTCGAACTCGGAACATATTCTACCGTGGTCAGTGGATCACGATTGGCTCGATGGGCATTAAATTGGAATCCCAACCTTCGTGGGCCACTAATAAGAGGCGTACAGTTCTCCAAGGCTGTTGGTATGGCACCCAAATATTATGAAGCCACATACAAGGGTGTTGGTTATTGGTTACTCATTCCATTATCAATTGCAACCAATGAAGAAGCCTATAATGTTATGGTTGATTGGATATTAGAACATACAGGTAACATACCATGTTGAAAACCATTATTGATGATCATCTAAAAAAGTGTTTTGAGACATTTCGACTCGAAGTGGAAGAGTTTGGTTCGGTTATAACCATTGATGGTGTTGAGGTTTTACTACAACATGTTCCCGTTCATGATGTCACACTCAGACGTATATTGTCTAAGGTGATTATGCCAGATTATGTAAGTACCACTGTTGAGTTTGGTGGTAAATCTTTTATGAAAGAATACGGTGAGAAATCACCTAATCGTATGCCTACATATTATATGGCGATGTATAAAGGACGTGCAATCAAATTACATCAATTCGACTTCATAGAATCTGAAGAAAACATTTTAACCGCGTTCATTAACTGGTTAGAAGAATTTGAAACATCGAGAACACAACATGTATGATGCTATAGCCAAGTTTGGTATTATTGGGAGCGACAATCCCCCTCTATCTGGCTTCGTCATAAAGGTATCAGGTTCAAATATGATACTAAAGGTGATATCGATGATTTTACTGAATGGTTGATTGATTACACTGAGTATGCTAAAGAATATTTGAAAAAATATAAAGCGGTTGTGATGACATGATTAAAGAAATGATTGCAGGACACAAGGCAGCTAGAGGCGAAGCATTGATGCATTCAACGGGTCGCCTTGAAGAAGCTATTGGTTTGCATTCTAAGCACGTCAAGGTGTTCAATGGTGAATTCAATCGTGCTAATATGAGAGCCGCCACTATTACGATTAAACACGATGATCGTTCAATTTATCATTTCACTGATGTAGCGAAACGGTATCTTCAAATCTATGTGATCCATCGTGGTTTAACCTTTTCAATCAGAACGCCTGATTGCATGTCACCTGAAAATCGTGACTATTTTATTGATCGGTTTGATAAACTGTGTATGATTGAAAAAGGTATTCTCGATCAATCCGCAAACCCTGATGGAGTCTGTGATGAAGTGCCCCAAGTGCAAACAAGCCCAACCGGATTGGACAGCTTGCGAGAACGCATGTCCGTTGAAAGAATCCCCACATTTTAGTCAGATCGCAGAAGCTATCTACTATCCTGAAGAAACATCTCTACAAAGCTTACTGAAGGCCAACCAGAAGCTTGGTGACGTTTTAGCCACCTATCCTAACAATAATCCAATCGACGCTCTGGAAGAGATTAAAACGATTATTGATAAAGCGATTCTAACACGGCGAAGCGAACGCTCGTTCTCATGATTGATCAATTGATTGAATCACATATTACCAAACTGAATAACCGTTATGATCAATTGCGTGGTATTATCAAACGGGATGTACCAAGAGTAATAGATAAATGGTGGGGCGGTGACCCCATCATTTATATCCCTTCATTTCGCGGTTGGTTAGATATCACCCCTCAGAGATATAGAATATGTCATACTACCTATGTGACGGCACTTAGGAATGAACCGCACCCATTATGTTATTATCATGACCCAGAATCAATTGTGAAGAACCTTCACGATTTCCAAGGGATTATTGCATTAACAGACGCAAAGAACCTAATAATACGAATGAACGTAGATGGTCTGCGTATTAATATCGATCTTAATCACAATTTGGATTTAGGTGAAAGCTGGTACGATTTGGGTATGGATATCACTAAACGAGTTGATCAGATGGTGCGAGAGTTTTCTTACTATGATTAATCAACTCATTGACGAACATTCTGAGGTATTGCGTGAACGTTACAGAGACATCACAAAGAAGATTTATCAAGCCTTACCATTACTCGTTGATGGTTGGTGGACTCCGACTGAAACAGCTGTTGTATATCCACCTGATATTTTCCAACATGTTAGTAGTAATATTATAAGTCAACACGTCACTATTCATGCGCTCAGAGATGAACCCTTCTGGCCGCCTCCGTATTATCACCTGTTTATGCGAACTCAAGGGGAACGGCGTTATTCATTAGATGGGTTTGATGGTAGTATTGGAATTTTGAATAATCGTTGTAGATTAAATTTCGTCTTTGAATTGGAGGGTCTGAGATATCATGTGGTTATTGAATTGAACTTAGGAGTAATGCCATTGGATGTTATGTTATGCAATTTGGCTACAATTATTGCAACTCGGATTGATCTTATTCAAAAGGAGATGTATTATGATTTCCTTAATGCTTGATCACCATCTTAAAATGGTAGAACAAAAATATCTGGATAGTTCTGCTCAATTACAATTGTTAATCACAAGACTGTCATCATCGGACGCTGATGCCACTTATAGCTGGCGCGCGGTCGGTGATCGGATAATGAGCACTTTACCAATAGTGCAAATAAAACCATCAGTACAACATGGTGATTATGTAAGATCATTGTATAATGTATTCAGTAACAGACGAGACATTGAAGGACACACAGGGTCTATTCAGGTTTTCGCAAAAGAGCTTGCAATCTATTTGATGATTGATGGTATATGCTATCATGTTCGATATGATCATCCTTATACCATTCCTGAACCGGCACGCGAACATACCCGGATGATATGTAAGCACATCATTGAATACCATAAAAAGAATCACTGTGATGTTTGATGCAATGATGGATCAACATATAGATGATGTACGTTTGGTTTATACAGATGCACGTAGATTATTGAAAAAATGTTTGCGTGAAATGATGGTGACATTGAGAGAGCAACATACCCACAAAGGATCGTATTATGAATCTTTCCCCGGCGTATGGATAACCCCATTCTCTGGTAATGATTCTGGTAATGCCGCGCTATTGTATGAATGTATGAATGGTGGCAATGGTACAATTGATTCCGAAGGTAACAAAACTATAATACACATGGTTCATGATGGGGTATATTACAAGGTTGCATATGAGCATATTCTAAAGTATAGTATTTCAAGAACCGAGATGATCAATCGTATCAAGGAATTGATTATCGAGGTTCATAAAGGATACCATCAGGCTTATGGTTGGGCACACCATGATTGATGCTATGTTACAAGATCATGATGATCAAATTGCTTATCACATATCCAAGTGGGTTCAATTTGTAAAAACGCATGTACCTAGTATGCCAGATACTGTCTATAGGTTTGCACCTGAAATTGGCCTTCTTGCGCATGATGAGATACCAGACTGGTGGGTTGTTCCTCCTATTATTGATCTACATGCGGATGGCAATCGTGAAAACTGGTTAACCACCAATGATAGAAATGGAATTGATTGGTGGTTCGTTGCCAAACGGGATCATCTTATTTATATTATTCGATATGGTAACCCGGTCAATAATGACCTTGGTGGATCAAAGTATGATCGATATGATCGACTGGCCCAAACCCTTATTACAATAGTTGATGAGGCTCACAAACGCTTTTACGATACGCGAGGCCAAGATGATTGATCAAATGATTGCGGAACACCAAACCAAAATAGAACAGATTCACCTTAACATGACTGATGAAATTGAGAATTCGTTAGTGGATGTAGATCGTAGTATAACCCGTATGGTTATGTATAATAGCAAGGTCGTATCTAAGTTTTCGGTAATGTGCATCTATAGGCAACCATTATTAATCTTGAGAGACAATATATTGTTTGCAATTATATCACAAGAGGGTGTTGATAATAAATTGAGAGCACCAATATCCAAGATAATTGACAGAGTACGGAGAAAGTATAAAGGACAGATTGATGCTTAGTTCTATCTGTGATCAACACTATCAATCCCTTAATGTCCGTTATGCAGAGCTGAGTGATAAACTATACAAAGAAGTGCACTCGGCCAATGTAGATAGATGGTATGATCACTCTCTAGCACAAACCGATGTCGGTCCACATTATATGCTTCCAAATGAGATAATGAAGAATGTAGCATTTCATAAACGCGACGATTCGTTTTCTTGGTTTTCTACGACCGGTCCAAATTTTCCATCAAATAATTATTGGATATATGTCGAAGTGTTAGATAATTGTTATTATTCGATTTGTTTTTTCGTTTCAAAAAGAAAGTCTGATGAATATTATGACAACTTTGAGAAAAAACTTTCACCTATTATAAAAGCCTTTCATCTGAAACATTACCAAGCTACGGTATAATTACCTGATAGCTTTGGAGATGATCATGAAAGACAATATTGTATTAATCGGTTCTGATAGATGGCCGAGCATGATTAAAGTCAATGGTGTTGAGAAACAGTTAGGCTATTTTGTCGCCAAAGCTTTTGATGATTCTGCTGTCAATTGGCAGACATGGAACTCTCCAATGTTCGAAGACTCTCGTGAACTCTGGATTGAACGTGTAATCAAGAACGAGAAGTCCGTTGAAGACATCATTGCAGACGCACAGAGCCTACTCACGCGCTTTGTTGAAGCTTATCCGGTTCATGGGTCGCCGCAAGCATCTTTGGACAAGGTGATCGATTGTATCAATGTGGCCAAACGGAAATTACATAACCTATAAATAACCGATGCTTGGTTATACGGTCCAATATTTCAACAAAGAAGGCAGGAAACATCGTAGTGATGGTCCTGCCAAAATTGTATATGACAAGAATGACGATATAATTGAACGAGTTTACCACAAGGACGGTATACTTCACCGAACCGATGGACCAGCTGTAATTGAAACTGGGATACTTGATAGTGATGACGTAACTTATTATTATTGGTTAGGTCAGCGTCATCGTTATGATGGTCCATATAATTCAACACCCAGTGGTCACCAAACTTTTTGGACATTGTATGATATTGCGTATTTTCGTATATCTTCAAGAATTAAAAAACCACCTATCAATTGGTTAGCAGTGGTATGGACTCATTTCCATAACATGAATGATATTGGGGTTGATGGTAAGATGACCCGTGAAACTTGTTTAGCTGCATTGATCAAGAAGGGCTATTATACTGAAGAAGAAGTACATCCGATATATGAAGTTTGGGATACGTTGGATTCAATGTTTGCATCACGCGAATATGTAGAAGCATTAATAGTTGATACTGCTTATATTAACACCAAACGTGATTTAGGAGTATCAGATACATTATGACTATAGCCTATTCTGAACATTACTTTAATAAACATGGTGAAGAACACCGAACCGGCAAGCCTGCTTCTATTTGGTATGATACCAATGGTGAAATAGTTCGTGAACAATATTATAAGCAGGGTGCTACTCATAGAGAAGATGGACCGGCTATACTGACCAAGGATGGATATTTCTATATGTGGTTAAGTCAATATCATCGTTATGATGGACCTGCAATAATGCGAACCAATAATAATGAGACGTTTGTTTTTTGGTCATTACACGATGTTGGACCCGCAGAGCAATCTTCCTCAGAAGACAAAGCACCAACCTTATGGCCAGCATTCATATGGACTCATTTTCACAATAATAATGGCATCGGGGTTGATAAGGTAACTACGCGAGAGTCTTGTTTAACCGTCCTGATGGATAAGAACTATTTGCCCAAATTAAACAAAGACAATGTGCATAGTGCTTGGGAATTTATGGATGAATACTTTGAAATGGACAATGATATTTCAACCAATTGGGTTAAAACCATGTATGTAGACGCAATGATCAAGTTGGGTGCTGGTAGATTATCAGGATTAAGAGGTTCCACGGATAAATAAATCCATGGAATTGAATGATAACGGTATTCGCGAAATTTATTTCAATAAGAATGATGAGCGGCATCGTATAGGTGGACCGGCTTTCGTTCTATATAGTTCTCACACTGGTAAGAAAATATTTGAATCCTATTATGTTCATGGTGTTGTTCATCGCATCGGTGATAAGCCTGCGACCATTGAATATGATTCGTCTGGCCATGTTGCACAGGAAGCTTATTATCTAGGCGGCCATCTACATCGTGACGGTAATAAACCGGCAAAGATTGATCATGAAACTCAGACCGAAGAGTATTGGTTTGATGCTAAACGACATCGCTATGATGGGCCATATCAAGAAAACAATTGGGCGATCCATGGTTTCCCTCCAATATTTGATTATCCGGGCGATCTACCACGAAGATGGTTACCGCTTCTATGGTTCCACTTCAATAAACTTGGTGGTCCTGATGCTATTGGTATTGATGGTGTAACTACACGGGATAGCGCCTTAACATCATTAACCGATAAAGATTACATTGATCAAAGTATGGCTGATAAGGCGCGTGCTGTTTGGAAGATCATGGATAAAGATGAAGAACTAAAGTCAATGTTATCCGGTGAACTCTGGCGCGTTGTGGATGCGTTCTATGATGCGGCAATTCATTATAAAGAACCTATTAATGAATCTGCTAAAACTGATTTGGATGGATTGGTAATCAATGGGGCTAAACACCGTATTATATACTTTAATCAACATGGTGAAGTACATCGTATAGGTGGACCGGCTAAAATACATATGGTCACACCCAATAAATATGAATGTCAGTGGTGGGTTGGTGATACTTTTTGTGGATTGGATCATAGCACCGGTACGACAAAACCTAATGTACCGAGTTCGTTTTTCAGAAGACTCAAAATGAATTCATATACTCATGCAGAAGTATTAGAACAATTACATCATTTGGCTTATCTTGGTTATGGTGACGAAGATAATCAACAACATAATATCAATAAAATTGATATTATGTTTGTTGGGAGATTATGATGAACCAAAAGTATAGCATCTATTATTATGACCCTGATGGCGAGCAGCATCGTTCTGATGGACCAGCCGAAATTTCGGCGAATGGTGACCAAGAATGGTTTGACCATGGTCTTCATCATAATCCCAATGGGCCTGCGGTTATCCGTAAGGATTTCGAAGCATGGTTATGGCAAGCACATTATCACCGCTATGATGGACCGGCACAGATAGATAAAAGTGATGACGGAAGATCACAATGGTGTTTAGGACCGGGTTATGGTTTTAGAGCTACTGTTGCCGCTGGTGTGATGCCGGGTGGATGGTTGCCAGCACTATGGTCACACTTCGCACAACATCCTACTGGTATTGATGGCAAAACCGTGAGGGAAGAGCCATGAAGCTTAAAGAAGTCGTTCAACGATTCAACATCTATTATTATGATGAGAAAGATCGTGGTCACCGATCTGATGGCCCGGCTGTTGTAGACGCTACTGGATATAAAGCTTGGTATATTCATGGTGATCTTCATAGGGATGATGGTCCTGCCACCACAGGTACACGTGGTGGTGATGGTTGGTATCAACATGGCCGACTGCATCGAATAGATGGACCCGCCCTCATAGGCGCTGATGGTTCGGAACAGTGGTATTTTGAAAACATACGTCATAGAGAAAATGGTCCTGCCATTACAAAACCAGATGGTTCCAAGGAATGGTTTACAAAAGGTCAGCGCGATAGAAAAGATGGACCAGCTGTTATAGAAGCCAATGGAACTAAGGAATGGTGGCGTAAGGGTAATCATCATAGAGATGATGGACCAGCTATCATAAGATATGATGGGTTTAAAGCTTGGTATCAAAATGGGAGTTATCATAGGGATGATGGTCCAGCGGTTATCAGTTCCGATGGTAATCAATATTGGTTTAAACATGATCAGATGCACAGAGAAGATGGTCCTGCTACTGTAAGAGCTGATGGTAATCAATATTGGTTTAAACATGGTCAGATGCACAGAGAAGATGGTCCTGCTACTGTAAGAGCTGATGGCACTGTAGAATGGTGGCTTAGATATCATTGTTATGGTGACAAAGCCACGCCGCCACAAGAATGGTTTGATGCAGGTGGTCACTATGAGGCTTAATAATCTATTCGAACATCTTTACGAAAAGCCATTAGAAGAAGTCAAGGCGTGGGCGTCATCTCATAGGGGTATGCTTTTCCATGGATCACGCAATAAGTTCACTTCGTTCAAATCATCTGTAGCTTCTCAGAACTTGGGAATTCATTTTGCATCAGACGCCGCGTTGGCTTCATGGTTTACAGCAATTGGATCATCATCTGATTGGGGTTCGCATCTTCATGATGGTACGCATCAAAGAGTAAAACGTGATGGGGTTGGTGGTTTTCTATTAGACATGATCAGTCCAAAACGTGAAACCAAATATTCATATCTTTATGCGGTTAATGCGAACGGATTACATTTCCTTGATCTAAGACCATTACTGAAAGTATCTGACATTGTTGAATGGTCTTATCAAGAGTTGTTTCGTCATCTTAAAAAAGCTGGCATTCTGTATGATCTATTACCGGAACTAAAAGGTGTATCTCGTTCTAATATTAAAAAGATGTTTGCGTCTGGTGAACTATTCAGTGAATTTAAATATGATGGTTTCATTTACGAAAACAGTTGGGGATCAGAAGCAAAGAATGCTGTTGATAAAACCTGTTATTTGGTATTAAGCAAATCATTGAACAAATTGAATATAGTTGATGTGTATCATGTTGATCCATTGGATCACGAGAATACTAACCGAAGTGATGCAGATGTTAAGAGACTAGAGAAAAGACAAGCTGCTTTATCAGAAGCAAAGAATGATGAAGGACAATTTGTCAATTATCGTTGGTATAATGCGAATGATGAAGAACATCGATTGGATGGACCAGCAGTAATAGAACACAAACGGTTCGGATCATATACGGCGCAATGGTATGTTAATGGGTATTTTTGTGAGTTTGGTGGTCAGTATCATTTTAATGATATGTCCAATAATAAAATACCTCTCGATTTTTTGTGGCGGCTAACACATGATCGTTATCATCCATATAACAAGCAACAGGTGATGGATGTATTAAACAATCTGATCAAACTTGGTTATGATAATGAAGAACATCGTGCCAAGTTGAAAAAACATATTGAAGAATGGTTTGGGGAAGATAGATGAAGCTTAGTAATTTAAAACCTTACACCAAAGAAGATGCTGATAAAGAGTTCGCTTATTATCAGAAAGAACGCGGAACTATGTCTGATGGTCGCCCAATAAAAGAAATAACATATTTTGATAAGGATGGTGAAGAACATCGTTCTGATGGTCCTGCTATTATAACCAAGCATGTCACAACATGGATGGACCATGGTCAACTGCACCGTGACGTGATCGAGGGGCCAGCAAGTATACACCGCGCCACTATTTCTAATTATGGTCTACCTAGAAAACTTATTGATAAAGAGACATGGTTTATGAATGGTGAAATTGTAGGTAACCCAGAAGGTAATAAAGAAATATGGCGGGAAACAAAGACGGGTAAAATGGTATTGAACCGACGAGAGAACGGTGACTCTATCACGCCTGTTATATATAGGGATAATGGACTAAGTTTCAATGATAGTGTTTCCACGTTGACCGGTCTGATTTCCACGAGATTGAAGCAAATGAATCTATCACGATATTTAAATGAGTACTCACCATATCGCCAACCTTATTCATCATATCGAACACGAGTATGGAAGGATGAAGCCGTAGTCGGGTCTTATTCACCGCGTCGTGGTAATAATCTACCATCGATTATTATTGATAGAACGAGTCTAGCTGGAACGGATAAAGAAGAAAGTTTATCCGTATGGGTACAAGGTCGTATGATTAGTCGATTAGATGGACCGTGTTTGGTCATCAAAGTACACCGCACTGTATTAAAGTTTTGGGGTATTGATGACAAAATTACAGGACCATCAGACACGCCGTCCCAAGAATGGTTAGATGCAGGTGGTCATTATGAAACTTAAAGAAGTAATGGACCGAAGATTCATAAGTGAAATATGGTTTAACAAAGAAGGCGAGAAGCATCGTTTAGATGGTCCTGCCGCTATACATCATGGCAACAATACTAGTGCTTATTATATTGATGGTGGTTTGATAGCATATGATATGATACCATCAAGGGATTTGGGCGCGGTGATGTTCTCATTTACGGCGGCTTTGTACAGATATCATAAAAAGAAATGGGGTCAAATTACTGATTATAAAAAACATGTACGTGATCCACAACGCGTTGAAGTAATGGATGATGCTATAGATGCTCTTGATAAGAATGGATATATGACCCCCAGAATTATCAAATACCTTAAGAACCATTTTAGAGAAGTTATTAAAGCAGACAAACAAAGATTACATGATCTATTGGATAAATTAGAAGCGGACGGCATGGGATGAAGCTTACCGAAGTCGTTCAACGATTCAACATCTATTATTATAACAAGATTGGTAAGAAGCATCGTACAGATGGTCCTGCCGTGATTATGGCTGATGGTTCTGAAGATTGGTATTATAATGGTTGGCGTCATAGAGATGATGGACCCGCTCGTATAGAAGCTGACGGCACTAAGGTGTGGTATCACCGTAATAAAAAACATCGTGAAGATGGTCCAGCACGCATTGATTATGATGGAACCCAAGAGTGGTTTATCAAAGATCAAAAGCATCGTACAGATGGGCCTGCAATCATATGGAGTGATGGCGGTGAAGAATGGTTCTATGAAGGATTACGCCATAGACAAGGTGGTCCTGCATTGTCTTGGAAGGATGGTACTAAAGCTTGGTATAATCATGGGGAACTAAATCGTGTAGGTGGACCTGCTTATATTAAATCTAATGGTACTAAAGAATGGTGGTATAACGGACAACTTCATAGAGAAGATGGGCCTGCTATTATTTGGCATGATGGTAATTTTATTTGGTATTGGCGTGGTCGCAATTTTGGCGTTAATGATACACCGCCACAAGAATGGTTAGACATGGGTGGTCATTATGAAGCTTAAAGATATCGCAGAATGGAAGTATCGCGGCTTCAAAGAATATTGGTTTGATGAGAACGAAGATTATCATAATCCCGATGGTCCAGCTATTATAACAAAAAATGAAATCAGTTGGTATATTCATGGTATTCGCCATAATGATAACGGGCCTGCCAAAATAGAAAAACGTACTATGGGCGGCGAAGTAATAACTTATATGCAAAACGGAGAACTTCATAGAGAAGATGGCCCTGCACAAATAGGAACAACCCCTAATGCGCATTGTGAACGTTGGAGTAATCATTATCAAACCCATAGAGAAAACGGACCCGCTTTCACATCATGGTTTGATAATGATCGTTCACAAATAAGAGAACAAACTTGGATGATTTTGGGAGAATATAAACCACAGGAAAAATGGTATTCAATGATTGAGTATCAAAGAAATGGTAAAGTATTAAACAGATATGCAAAACTTGGACCAGTTGGCCACGGTGGCTTTTTACATAGAGAAGATGGCCCTGCTTTAGAAACATACTGGGAGAACGGTAATATTAGAAGAACAGCTTATTATAACAATAGTCACCTTCATAGAACAACTGGACCAGCCCATATTGATTATGATGAAAGCGGTAAACCGGATGGCCTTGCATGGTATTTGGATGGCAAGGAACTAGGAGAATACACGATATACAACCATGTGTTTTCATTAGACATGGAACCACCTGAAGGGTTTAAAGAAGCTGCCTCTAAATATCCTAAATGGGGTGACTGATGCGATTAAAACATATCATAACCGAATCAAACAAGTCTAATTACGCGCAAGCTCTAGCTATTGTCAGAACCTATGATGGAACTGATGAATGGGCACGTAAGCATAAAATCATATTGAACCCCGGTTATACTGAAGGCTGGTATAACACTCAAGACCGATTGCAATACGGTACTGGTAACAATCGAATAATATTTGATCGCAATTTAGATGGTTGGGGTGATTTGCCCACCTTGATTGAAGTTAAAAAAGACGATGGAACTATTATTAAAATGGGTTGGATTTCACCGAATACACGGGCCTCGTTCCATAATTCTATGACATATCATTCTGAAACTCATCCTGCACTACTTAGATTTCACATTAAAACCGATGGCACACTCGGTGTTATTAAATCGTGGTGGTTCAAGGGAACACCATTGGGTGCCACTGCTTTGGATGAAGGAGTGAGTGACAGTTTTATAATAAGACTTCATTCCGAATTATTAGAAATGGTTATTAGTACATATACTCCGGGCAAGCTACCTACAAACTATAGACTATTAACCTTTCAACAACTTGTATTACGTGTCAATGATTTTATTGACAATGGTTACATGGGTAAAGGTCATAGAAATAGTATTTTACTTGCTGTACAAAGACGTGTGCGTTTTAAATTCAATGAACTGACACGCGAACACATCCTTACATTAAAATGCGGATTAGATGAACGTGCAACAGATGAAGAAGTCAAAGCGGTGCATGACAATATTTTGAATGAATTTGATAAGAAGTCTGATGAGTTAGTAAATGACCCGAGGTATACATCATGAAATTAGAAGCATTATTTGAAGCAAAGCGAATTGAAACAACTCGCGGTTATATTCTGTCCGGTATTCGTAAAACCAATGTGCCGTTCATTATGACAACATGGCCTGCTGGTATTCGTGGAGTCTCTGATGCGAAGGGTATTGATATTGGTGATGCTCTCACATATTACCATGGGAACATAATGACAGCAACCGGTAATAGAGCTAATGTGTTGTTCATATTCGGACCAACCATGAATGAACTCGATGCAATGGATCATGGTAATAAGGTCATATTCAAAACAGTATCGGGTTGGTTGTTAGAAGTGATTGAAATTGAAACAGATGATCAAACCGAGATGCGCAATTTTATGCAACCACTGATTAGAACTTTTGGACCTTTATCAGTTACATACATTGCACATAATCAATTAACATTAGCGTTTAATGAATTACAAGAGGGTGATGTTTTACGATGAGACTTTCTGATATTATTGTTGAGAAGATCGATGGTCCTAAGACATTAGAGAACTATGGTAAAGCTATTGTTGATAAGCTGATAGCTAATGGTGACATGAAGTGGTTAACTGGTGCTAATTTCACTTCTTATAAACCAGAAGACCTAAAGGGTTCGATCCTACTCGGTGCAATAGCAAAAGTGTTGGTTATTTTCAAAAAAGTTGATCCAACCCCTAATGACAAATATGTATTATGGTTGATCAAAACTTATGTCAGTGATCGGAATACTGCCTACCCTCGTTACATGTTTAAATTACAGGATGTTCAAACCCGTATTGCTGATGCATTACCAGTATACATTGAAGCTGTTAAGACAAAGTTCTTTGCTAAGGTGAAGAAGGAGTTAGAAAATCCAGATGATGTATATGTTAATCAAGGTATTGATCGGACAAAAGTATTAGAGGCAATGAAATTAATCACATTGTGTCAAGATTTGGGTAGAATGGATTTTTATCAATTGGAAAATTTTGGTGAAGCTGTTGCTATATATGAAGATTATACTGGTTCTGGTATGAGTAACAAACATAATGACAAGGCTATACGAGATGGGTTCTATGAAACTGGTGATGCTGAATTGATTTATGATGATGATGATGAGTCTATAACAGAAATCAATACGTATGAAGCCATGGCGTATTTTGGTAAGAGAACACGTTGGTGTGTTGCTGCTAAGAATAACGGCAAGCACATGTTTGATGATTATAAAACCCGTGGTGAGATGCCGGATGCTTATTTGATAATCTCTTTACGAAAAGCTACTAATGAGAAATGGTTATTGTATTATCGCGATGAATCTCATTCTGACGAGTTTTTCAGAGCAGCGGCACTAGATTATTATAGCGGTGATGAAGGTGATGAATACGAAGAAGAGATTGAAGAGTTGTCTGATTCGTTGAGACATCAATGGGGATTTGATACCAACGGTGAACCAATGGATTCCGAATTACGTGATGCTACAGATGATCCAGTCGTTGATCCACTTGTTCTTCCTAAAATGTTTGCATATAAATATAATCGCCAAATTGAAAAAGCTATAATTGATATGCCACGATGAAACCATTACACCATTATATAACTGAAAGTGGTGATAGGTTTCTCAACATCTATTATTATGATCCAGAAGGAAGGTTACATAATCCTGATGGACCGGCACAGATAGATGCAGGGGATCGTTATGAAGCTTAAAGAAGTCGTCCAGAAGGTAAATGTTTTTTATTATGATAAAAACGGTGATCTTCATAGAATTGATGGACCCGCTATTGTTCAACATGATGGAACCTTGAGATGGTTTAGACATGGTAAAAAACACCGGGTTGATGGTCCAGCGTCCCAATTACCCAACGGACGATTTGATACTTGGTGGTGGAACGGTAACATCCATAGAACTGATGGACCCGCCGTGATGAAAAAAATGGGTGATTCTAGTGTATGGGAATGGTGGCTCAGTGGTAATTATTACGGTTCCGGTGATACACCATCACAAGAATGGTTAAAAGCGGGTGGTCATTATGAAGTTTGATAGATTAATAGAATCAAAGAAGATAGAGTGCCACAATAAAAAAACACCAATTCTAGCTAAAGTATCTCGCGGCGAAGCAGCCGGTATACTCAATGATAGGAGTGGATGGCGCGGTGTATACTTGAACGGGGAATGGTTTATAGCATCAGCATGGTATTATTATCATGGCACCGTGGCAGTCGGTGCTGGTCTGGATTGGGTTGAGACATTAAGAAACGGTTGTGAATTCTTTATTGGTGTTAATAGAGAAGCATTGATTAATGGAGAATGGTCTTCTAGATATAATCTCTATCGTTGTATCGATCATGATAATGGTGTGATTGGTATTCGTGGTAATAATGATGCTATGGCCAAGTTTAAAGATATGGCTTCAAAAACCTTTGGTCGATTGGAACCAATTCCAATAACCGAATCTGATGAAGATCATGCCAGACAATTAAACAAAACTGGATATTGGGGTAAAGAAGGTGCTGGTGTGCTATTCTTCTGTACGACAACCAAGCGGTTCTGCCTATCCCTTCGCTCTGAGGCCGTGCTAGAGCCACGAACATGGGGAACATGGGGCGGTGCTATAGATAGTAACGAAAGCCCGTTACAAGGCGCTGTACGTGAAGCCCATGAAGAAACCCGAATGCATCTTGAAATCAAAGATATGATATTAGTTCATGAGAATGTGATACCGGACAAATTCAAATACACAACATTCATCGCCATCATAGAAACAGAGATTGAACCCAATGTTTCTGAGAACTGGGAAGTTGATGGGTTTGAATGGTGTTCATACAACGATTGGCCATCACCGTTACATCACGGGATGGCCAAGACGTTATCTCATTCTCTATTCAAGGATGTATGTAAGAGATTACTCGGTGACTAGGAGTATTTGAGAGTAAGGAAAAATCTCATCACGCATGATTTCAAAATCATCACGTGTTAGATCACCTTCTTCAAATCTTTCTACCCAATAATCGATATCACTTAGTTTTTCATCAACGAACGTTTGTAGTTCGTCTATAACAAATTCACGTAACTCAGATTCGATCATAGTTATCCCATTGGTTTAAATCAGCATCTATTTAGACAAGAAGACTAATAATTGCGTGATTGTGTAAATTCTTTAGCAACTTCCTGTGTTATGATGCGCGTTCTAGCCAAGAAGGCACCAGAATAGGGACTATCTGATCTATGATAATTGCTCGCGGACAGTGTAATGAGGCGCTTAACCAGATTAGTTAATATGTATAATTCATTATACGGAAGCTTTTGACGAGCTTCGTACATTGCTTCGTCTAAGTCGGAAGCAGCACCCGTATTGCTGGTTTGTGTCTGATTACTATATTGGTGTTTATGATTATTGTAATAGCTTAACTTATCTCTATAAATCGTGCCGGGTTTCATTATAAAAGTACTGTTTTGCATCTTCTCAGAAAACAGATAACTTGTCACTGTTTCGCTGTTCTCTTTGAAATAATGATTGATGTGTTTTTCATCATCAGATGTTTCGGGTAATTCACGACCCGGTTCCCACCAACCCGTTTCGAGTTCACGTTTAGACATACCCCGGTCTTCATCCGTCATACCAATTTCAACGGCATCACACTGTAGACATGAATATGGTGATATCTGTTTACCTTTAACAAACCCAGCGAAGGTTTCGCTTTCGCAATACGGGCATGGAATACCCACATCGTTCAGGTTCAGTTTAATTGGTTGGGTAGAGGACAATGCAGTCGAGTCCATCGGGTTCGTCATAGCAATCTTCTTCGTCAAAGCCTGCATCCTTCAAGTCTTGGGTTAGTTTTCTTCCGGCCCATACTTCACCACGGATAGATGATTCGGCTACATATACACCATCACCAAACGTGGTCGAGACAGGAGAGAACACGTTGCCTTCACTATCACTGGCCGTGATAACATAAGCATCAGGATCACATTCTTGTAGTTGGGCAATAAGTTCTGCCACCGTCATTATATTATCAGTGTTAACCATAAGATATCCTCTTATATTCAATTGCCGGTCTGTTGTTGCAGGTTGTATATAATGCCGTTCAAACGCCGGATTTCCCATTGGAGTTCCTTTAGACGCTTATCTTGTAGCGTCTCAATCATTTTTATTTCGGATTGATATGCTTGTTCGTTCTCGCGTATTGTAGATTCAAGAGGATTTGGAATGCAGTCGTGTCCGGTAACCATGCCCTCGTTTTCACGAGCACCAGCAACGGCACCAGCAACATTTTCAATCTGTTGGCGAGTAGCTTTAATGCCTTCATCTTCTAAAGCATTCGAGATACATTCTTCGTAATAATCATCAAGAAAGGACATCAGTAGTTATCCGCCACTTTATCAACGATCATGATCTGACTTCTACGATTACCCAGATCAGAAATGGTTGGACAATTGAGATATGTACAAGCCGAACGAATGCCACCCAGTATATCGGTCATTGTAGCATTGACGCTTGGTTTGGCAGAATGGGATACGACCTTACCTTCAACTGCCCGGTATGATTTCGTAGGATCATACCCATTAGCTTTTTCGGATGAGTTTCCGTAATGGAACATTCTGTCACCATCCGAACCACCACCAGTCTCACGGCCCTCTTCATGGAAGGCCAGCATGCCACCAATCATTACCATGTCGGCACCGAGAACAAACGATTTTACTAAATCAGCAGGCGTTCTACAACCACCATCAGAAATGATGCCCGGATGCCATGATGATTTTCTTTGGATGGATTCAAAATTATCAATAAGCGTTGCTTGTGGAACACCTACACCTGTCTTCAATCGAGTTGTGCAAACTGAACCAGAGCCGATACCGATCTTGATAAAGTGTGGATGGAAATCATAATCGTCCATGAAATTCATCACAAACGGATTGGCAACGTTTCCGTAGATGAATTGAACATGGTCGGGCAACTGATCTTTGAGTTTCTTGGCAATCAGAATGTTTTCTTCTGTATGACCATTAGCAACATCAAAGCATACCCATCGTAATACATCAGCATATGCCGAATAGATATTCAGAAATCGATTAATACTTTCGGCATCAGCACCAACAGTTGGAATGATGAAGTTGTAATCGATGTTATATTTTTCTTCGGCCTCATCCCATTCACCGAGTGTGAATGATTTTTGAATAGCAGTATACACTTTGTGTTTTTGTAATTGTGCGGCCATTTGGAAGTTACCAATATTTTTCATATTGGCCGCGATGATAGGAACACCGCCGCTTAGGCTAGGCACACCAAGATCAACTTCTTTACGCGAATTGATTTTACTTGTTGCTGAAGGTTGCAACAATACATTATTGAAATCATAAGCACGTTTTGCACAATTCAACATTACGACCACCACTTTGCATACATTGGACGAAGAGCATCAATGCCATTTTTATTCATAACGCCTGTCGCCATCAACCAGTATCGCAATACGTCCGGTACATCTGGTACAATAGTGGATGGTCGTTTGCCATCAATAGACCGATGAGTATGATCCCATTGGACGGGAACATTGGTTACTGCATCACGTATGGAATTCCCCCATGGATAAAAACCATACTCTCTTTCAATAACAACAGTCTCGCGATCAGGATCAGTGAAGGTTTCTTCAACATAATCTATATCATCATCATATCGGCCCCAATGACATCCAAGCATCGGAATAAACAAGACGTGCGTTTTATTTTCACCACCAATAAACTGATACAAGTCAGCCATTTTACCGGGCGTTTCGGGGTGATTTCGTGGTCGAATATTGGGATGGCTATGGCCGGTAGCCTGAAGCTCGTCTAAAATATCTTGACGTAGAGGATCACCGGCTTGTTTATCATAAGCAATCAATATGTCATCAAGGGTATCTTGGCGATCACCGGTTTCGCGATGGTCGGGCTGGAAGTGAAAATTGAATAGACCTACGGGCATTCCGTAGCCAATCATTTTACAGATACGTGATCCCATTATTTTATTCTCCGCATTCCACGTTCGATGACATCCGTAACATCAGACCATTCCGGTGCGTCATATTTGTCTTCACCAAGTTGCTGTATCTCCTTGATCAAGTCAAGAAGTTTCGCTGCTCGACGTTCGGCTAACCGAAGGGCTTGATGTGGTGATAATTCTCTCATGGCTGTTTTATATACACATCCGGTACAGCGACATCCATGTTTTGGAAATCAGAAATAGTGGCTGGACGCCAGTTCTTAATTTGAACACCACCTGTATCACATTTGTACGGGTGATTATAGGCTTCACCTACCCAGAAACCAACACTTGTAGGGAAAGGATCATGCGTCCACTCATCCAAATCACCAGTCAGTAATTCTCTATTACTATATTCAATAACAGCACGACCCTGAACTGCAATAACGGTGCCACAGATTGTAGATGATTTCCATGAAGTATGGGGTCGAAAGACCGGTGATGTGACAATCAATATTCGATTAGCGCCAAACGGTGATGGCAGATGATCCTGATAATTTGAGGATACATGAGTACCATATGATTTAGGCCAGTCGGTAAACAATAGATTGGTCAACCATTCATTGGTGATAGGTGCATTCTCTGGAAGTTTACTGAAACCGGTTCCAAGACCATCGGTCGGAATAACAATCTCTTTATGGGCTTCAAGTAAATCTTCGGCCTGTTCAAGATCAGCTTCAAGAAGAGATATGAAACGTTTGGCGTCAGCCGGTGTGCGTTCAACCCACATATCATTAATATGCATACTAGGACCATTCTTGGTCGCAATACCAATAGCATTGGGTTCACCACGCATGGACTTGGCTTGTCCACCCATCCCGACACGCCGCAAATTATCACCAAATAGATAATATCGATCTGATCTAGCATTACGCTGTAGGTCAGATCGTTCAATCCAATTTTGATACATTACGGGCATAGCATAATTCTCCTCACGGGGATCATACCATGTTTTCAATATATTGTCAACCGTGATTAAACATATTTCTTGGGATCAGGGATGATAGAATCTTTCATTCGTTTCATGATCAATCCGAATGTATCTTCGATGGAATCATTCACGAGATATGGATATTTCTCTTCATTGATACCATAAGCAGAACTCATAGACATCAATAGGAAGATCACCATTGGATGGAGTTGATCAAAATCGACTTGCACCAAAACCTGTTTGATATGTGGTGGCATGACTTTGAGAACATGTTCTACGATTTGATCAATGTTATAAAAGGTATTAAACATGCGGCGTGCACGTCTTCTGATATCTACATCAGTTGCCGTGCCGGTTGGTGTAATGAAATAGAAATAATCTTCTTCAAGTGCCGGTTCTTCTTGTTCAATTTCGTTTGACATACTCATATTTATAGACTCGCAATCTCAGCGGCAATATTACGGATGGCGTTTTGTTCCAATTCCAGAAAGAATATATTGGTTCGGAAAATACTTTTACGCCGAAGTAGTTTAACAAGAAATGATTTACGCCCCATGTTGTATTGTTCTGGTGTGAAGGCGGTTGAGTATTCTTTTCTTACTGCTTCTTGGTATTCTGGGTAAAGGCTTCCAGCACCACCGAGAATACTCATATCGATATCTTGGAAGAAATCGTTTAGAAAGCTTACCCCCGGTTCGTCCATATCAAGTATCAATCGTTCCACATTACGAAGAATGATTCCATAACCGGTCAGATTATTATTGATCCATGTGCGAGCGATGGTAGCTGATTGCTTTTCATTATCTTCGCGTTTCGCGTTGTATATGATATCATGAAACAGAATAGCACCACAAAGGATTTTCCATTCTTCATCCGTGAATAGAGCCTTCTTCCATTTGATGGCGACTTTATATAACCAGTCCAAATGATGAACAGTGTGATAGTGGCGGTTCTTTTCAGAATAACTGGTAACCACCAATTCATTCAATTCGGGTGAAGGCAAACCAACGAACCCTTCTACGAGTGCATCTATTGATTCTTGTACTTCGGGTTCAAGTTGCATGGTTTAATCCGTTCAACATATTTTTTGATATAATCGTTGTATGTCTCTGTGTATTTAGCACGGCTTCGCGCATAATGACAGCCCCACATCGCATCAAGTTCTGCTATGGACCACATGGGTGTGGGATGGGCTTGAGGATGATATGGATTTGCACCATAGATAGAGTCCCGAGTGGTTTTTAGTAATTGTTCAGGTGGAATATCACTTAATTTATAGTTTTGACGATGCCATTCACCATGATCAACGATCCATCCACCAATTGGTTCCTCGTTGAATTTATTATCAGCCAATTTAAGTATATGGCTATCCCAAAAGCAAACATTCATTTTGAGTTCGGGGAAAGCTTCAACCAATATAGTTAACTCATCTTCAATCTCATCACAGTCGGCCCATTTACCAAATGATGTTATCAAAAATATGGAACCGTCTGGTTTGATCCACCGGCTTGTATCAAGGTCATCCTGTTTGGCAATTACGTCTTGAAGGAAATAATCTAGCCCTTCAAGATTTCTAAAAGTCTCACCTGCTGCGATTTCAGCTGCCTGTAGTGCGTTTGAATGCACTCTTCCGTGCACTTTTCGCCGTTTGCAATCATCTCCATGCATGAGCAAAAGAAGATCAGAAGTGAAATCGACATCGGGTGTTGTAATCATTCCATAAGATGTTCTATCGGTTCTTCGAATGATTTCCAATGCAATGACTGGATCAATGGGATCACCCCATATCGCCACGGTTGGGTATTTGCTCCCAATCTTAAACATCACCGCATTGATCATTTCTTCAATCATGATTTTGCTGCTTTACCCATTTTCATCAGTGCCGCGATGTTATCTGCCAGATGCGGATACATTTTGTGTTGCAGTTCATTTGCACGTGCAATGAAAGCTGCTTTTTCTTCTTCTGTATATGCTGGACGTAATTGTTGATAGAAATATGGATGGATAGCATTCAATGCTCTGTTGACAGCAGATTTCCAATCATCCGTGATATCATCGGGCACATTGAAACCCGGATTGGTTTCAAGTGAAAGACGAAGATCGAAATGATGGAACGAGATAGAATCCGTTATTACGAATTCAAAATGGTCGCCTACCGCGTCCAGTGTGTTATTAATCCGAAGCTCATGTATGTTTTGTGGAGGAACGCGATAACCAGCAAATGGAATTACTTCTTCCCCGTAATCATAGCCGGTCCAGACCAGTTCACCGTCAACCCATTCCATTCCACTACTACCATCAAAAAATATCCATCGATAGTAAGCAGACAGTGATGGATACAATGATGGATAACGCGCCATAGCATCATAAACAGTTTTATGAACGGAGGCCATCGATGTTTCCTCGCTTCATCTCATATACAATTCGTTCAGCTGCATGCATGGCACGATCCATACTGATATCAATAGTACACAACGTTACCTTTGGTTCGGTTAGGTCATCACCACGAATACGGATAATTTCAGCATGATCGCGAATTAGTTTCTTGGTGGCTGGATCAGTATATTGTGTCATGATCGTACTTCCTTTGCGCGGAACACCCATGTGGACTTACCAAACTTCGGATGATCTTCATGAGATTTCACAGTTGCCTTATAAGATTTCGTTTCACCAACATTCCAATCGATGCAGGTTGTGGTCGTCATATTGATGTGGTTACCATTGGCATCTTCAGCAAAGAAGATTGTGCTTGTGCCCCATTCGGTGGTGCGTTCAGTCTTACGCAGAAGAGTAAGCGTGAACACTAACCGATCACTAATCAGACCAACGAACACTGAATTGTTTTCAGTGACCACTTTCGTTTCACGATTATACAATGAAACCAGTGAAGCCACAAGACCGATTTGCGAAGATGTTTCTTTCTTGGAAAAAATCTGACCAAGTTTGAACATCCACTCATTATGAGCATCGTAACGAGGGGTCTTCATGAAATCCATGAACCAAGCACGGATGACCTTGGCTTTTTCTTGATGAGCAGAAGTCCGCTTGGAAAGCCCGATACCATAGATGTTTGCCGAAACTGCATTACCGGTCGAAACAAGACCATTAGTATTGTACGGTTCACCATACATCATCAGGTCTTGATTTTCACTGGCAACAGCAGCGGAAACATATTGACCCGTAAGTTCAATTTCGGAAATGGTTTCTGCAATGATGTTTTCCAGAGGGAAAGTGAAATCATGACAATATAATTCACCGGAAAGATAATTGATATCTTCCAAGGTCAGTTCATCACCGAACCAAAGATCGAAGGCGCGAACATTCGTTTCACCGAGGAAATCTTGCAGACAGGTAGAACCAACCTGCTTGTACTCGCCCGATTCGTTTTGAAGAATGTAGGACAGCTTGCGACGACGACGCGTAGAACAATGTTCGCACGTCTTCAGATCAGCATGTTCGATCAGTGCCAGCAGTTCATCAGACTGCATGTCTTTGATAAGGGTAGGAACAGGAACACCATCGCCATCACGGTCATCCAACTTGGCGGCCAGAGTCCAACCATTGATGCGTGGAATTTCATTGAAGATTTGAACACGGTGACATTCAACCATCCGGGGAACCGAACAGTTTTCATGACGCTCAACCACTTCAACAGGGTACAGACCCAGATCGAGATAGCGAGTAGGAGTGACGCCCCACTTGTTGGCCTTCTTAGCCATAGCGGTGATCTTCTTAACGAAGCCACCAAAGCGCGAAGTAGGAATGTGGATGATGACGTTGGTATCAGTGATTGCCGCGATCTTCATAGTGTTCTCTCCCGTGTTAAAATCAACTTACACGGGAGAGTTATTATTGTCAACTATAAAAACAGAACTATTGAAATGTTTTTATGAATTTGTCTAACTGAACCACAGTTCCATTGTGTGAGACTTCATTGGTATCAGTATTATAATCAAGAACGACGCCAGCTCCATCAAGATTATCGATAATACGATTCATATTAGTTTCGTATTGGGAAGTAATACTACATCCCTCGATGATTGCAGTATTGATGAACCGAGTGATACCACGGATAAGAATATCGTCTTCTGTGATATGACCAATCGTTTCCAATTCGTCCTGTTCATTGAGAATGACAAGTTTGCCATCATCATTGAGGGTCAATTGAATATTTTCGTTAGTAGTGGACCTGTATGAACATATCATTATTTTCTCCCTTAGATAAAAACGCCAAGACGGCTATCGAAACTGTTATGTTTGAATACCATGTTAATATAATGCATTAATTGGTCATTCATAAACAATCTATTTGAATTAACAAACTTAAGCTCTTGAACCAATTTTATAAATTCTTTTTTACAATGTATTGGATCATTTGGGTATCTTAATATCACATTGAAAACATTGCTGGGATAATTCTCTTCCCCTTGTACTACAAAGGTCATCATCAGCCCTCTCCGCCCTTGTTGGGTCACCCGCATATCAAAATCGATATTCCTCCCATATAATATGTGATCCAACAGATGCGAAAACTTTTCTGGTATATCTTTATATGGGCTTGTCACCGGATATGGGCTTGTCACCGGATGTGTCCACTGTGAACCACCGTTGGTATCCAATAAATTTACATCTATTCCAGACCCGACCCCATCCTTATGTAACTGGGTTATAAGACCATGATTGTCGGTATAAAATTGACGTAATACTTTTAGACCCTGAGTATTAACAATAGAATCTTTTGTCTTGTTATACGTTCCAAGATTTTTATGTGCTGAATAGGTTAATGTTTCCCGCGAATCAAACAAACCATAGTTAGTTGGTAGCACGACCACCACATCAATCAGTTTTTCACATCGCTTGATTTCAATTTGTAATTCAAATTCATCCGCACAATAATCAGCAAGACTGGGAAGAACCAGATTACCCAACTCGTCCAAGATGGACTGTCTCATTGATTCATTCACGATGATCGGCAATTTCTGAAAATGAATCAATTCCGGGCACGGTTTTTTGAAATTTTCGTTTTCAGGATCGCGATGCAAGCGTTTCGCATAATCTGAAAGAGTGCCTAGAACATCATTGATCTTATCAACGTGTTCACGAACAGCCTTATCGATATCACGTTGAGCAACATTCAAAACTTCCAACACCGGATCGACATTAGATTGGCCAGTTTTTTGGCCAGTTTTTGAATCCGATTTGAATATATTATTCAAGGTCTTGAACACTAGAGTGATACTCGTTTGTCCAGTTTTTTGGCCGGTTTCTCAATCATTGTAATTGCCTTGATAGTGTCAGCGGCTTTTGTTATACAGGCGAACGCTAACACATCGTGATTGGAATCACCACGAGACAAATGGTCAACGGCTTCAGCCATAAGCAATGATGCTTTGGTGCGATATGTAATTTTTCTCATGTTGTGCTCCTTTCGTATGTAATACCTATAGGGATAAGAAACGAATGTCAATAGCGTTATAAATATCATATGATATGCTTGTAGTCAATATAATGGAGAATGTTTTATGATCATCGACAATGGACACGCGAGAATAACCACTGAGTTACTGGATGAAGGTAACAAGAGCGTGGCTTGGTATTTTGTTGCATTCCCCACCGGAAATCATCGGGCACAATTGGAAGCACTCGGTTGGTTCAACACTGGTGGTGATGGTAAATTTGTTCGAGTTGATCCCGAATTGGTAGCTTTCACTGATAGTGACATGGCTACACGGTTTGCAGAGTTCATTGAGACACCCGAATTTCGTGATCTACCGGAAAAATTATGGGATGATGCTGATGATTTCAATGATCAAGCCAATAAAACCCCATTGTCAGTTGCTGGTAATATAGCATTTGAACAAAACATGTTGAATATCACTAATAGTGATATCGCTGACAATGTTAAGAAGCTTTGGTTACATATATATTTCACTTGTAAGGGTAAGGTTTGGTATCATTCGGATCGTTTCTGGTTTGAAAGCAAGAATGATATGGTGATGGTTAATGTATTGTTTTCCAACATTGATATGAAGGCATGGAAAACCGATTCAACAGTAGAAGACGATTATATATCCAAAAGGAATTGGGGTAAGATTTTAGAAGACCTAAACAAGAAACCACCAGTACCATATTCCGGGCGCGGTGTATGGTATGGGAATTCTGGTATGAGTACAGCTGTAGTTGGTGACTATTCGATGACAACCACAACAGCCGTGAAATAATACTCAGTTCTGTTCTAAGTATATGGATGACACGTATACTTGGTTTAGACCCTGCTGGTTCTTTCGGTTGGACAATCTTAGAAGATGCTACCTATATTGATGGTGGCGTCAATAAATTTAATTTCCCAACGAAGGTTCAACAGGAAAAACGCGGTATTCCACGCGGAAAGAAGTGGTTGGATGTCATGGATTGGCTTGAGGTTAAAATCCCTGAGTCTGAACCTGATTTCGTTATCATGGAAGATGTTAGGCGACACGTAAGCACGCTTGCTGGTCACTCGTATGGTTACCTTCGATATGTAACTGAAGCCATCTGTGCGAAGAACAATATCAAATTTTATCCTATAATAGTCACTGAGTGGAAATTAAAATCCATTGGGTATGGTGGCAGTGATAAAGAACGCATCTCAACCCACCTTAGTGAGAAATACCCATCCGTTATGTTTGTCTCTGATGACCATAGTGACGCATTGGGAATTGCCTTGGCTGGTCATTTGATCAATCAGGAAGATAAATTGAATGAGCTTTTGACTAAAGCTGGCGGAAAGAAGAAAAAGAAATGAAAATTGGTTTCACGGGTGCTGGCGGCACTGGCAAAACAACAACGCTCAACATCTTATCAGAAATGTATCCTGATATACCCGTGCTGCCATCAAATACCCGATCTGTTTATAACAAATGGAACATCACCGAAGTTGATCAAGAGACGATGACATTCCAAGACAAGCTTCGGTTGCAAGAAGATATATATGCTGTTCGGGTTGAAGCCGAAAATAAATGTGACAGAGGATTTCTTTCTGATCGTACCATACTTGATAATTTTTGTTATCAGCAGGTTCGTTGTTATGAAGCAATGGATCACCCCATGTTCATGGAAAAGCGCAAGCTGATTAAAGAGAATATGAGACAATATGATTTCATTTGTTATTTCCCCATCACCTTTGCACCAGTTGGTGATGATGTTCGATACGGTAATCCAGTATTTCAAAACCTTATGGATAATCTCATGTTTGCCGAACTTCATAAATTGGATTTGTGGAAGAAGGTATTAACGGTTGGTGCTGGTTCACCTGAAGATCGTGCACACAAGATCATGAAACTGGTTGAGACATTATCTGAACCACCGTTTCAACATCGATTAATGTTAGGAAGCTGATATGAATATCAAATTTCAAAAAGCTACGGTTGTTGCTGTAGGTCGCCGCGCCACCTTGAAAATAGGTAAGGATACGACCTTCGAATTACCAGCTGCATATGCAACCGAAGACGAAATATATAATTTGGATGAAGGCGATAGTGTTTTCATTCATACCAGTGAAGATGAAACCATACTCTTGGTTATTCCATATCATGGTGGCGGTCTTCAGGTTCTTCTCTCATCACAAGACGATGGGTATGAAATTACAGAAATCAAAATGATCACTAAGGAAGAACTAAATGATTTATGATGTAACCTTTACCGATGATAACGGTATAAAGACTTCATTGGCACACGCCTTGGCTCTGGTTGTAGAGCGCAAGGGTTCTTACGCATATGTGAGAGTTGATGAATATCCAGAGTTGATCAAGGTCATCGGTGAATACAAAACCCCCGATGATTCAGAAGACCCGTTTGAATTCAACTTAGAAATCAATCAGATGCTCTTCGTAGCCATGATTTATGTCGGTGGTGATATCTTCCAGCACTCGTGTTACATCCAACGTGAGAACGATTGGATATACACCCTGCTTCAAGAAGGTAATAAAACCAAAGACATAGAAGTGACTATTTTGAATTCGTCCGATGTCGATGCCAAGGTTGCTATTCGTGAAGGTAAAGCACCCAGCTTTATTTCCGCTATGGGTAACGCTGCACAAGAGTTCGTCAACAAGATTGCAGTCACCCCAACCACAAAGAAACTTATCAAACCGGGCTTGATCCTTCCTGAGAACTTCTCACCCGATCAACCCAAGATAATCAAATAAGAGAGTCAGTATGTCTAACTTACCAGAATCAGAATATCCATATGCGAATGAACGTCAGTATTTCGATCTTCTGTATCGCATCTTAGAAGAAGGTGAGATTAAGACATCTCGTACTGGTACTGATACATTATCGATATTCCATTCTCATTGTCAGTATGATTTGAATTACTCTTTCCCTATATTGACTTCAAAGAAAATATATTGGAAAGGCATTGTTGGTGAACTACTGTGGTTCTTGCGTGGTGAAACCAATATCAAATCACTACAGGATGACAACATTCATATTTGGGATGAATGGGCTGATGAGAATGGTGACCTTGGTCCTGTCTATGGTTATCAGTGGCGTAATTTCCCAAGGGTTGATTGGGATGATGGTGATCCATCGTTAGCGGGCAGTGTTGATCAAATTGAACAACTCGTCACCGGTCTAAAAGAAAATCGAAACGATAGGCGACATATTGTATGTGCATGGAATCCCGGTATGCGTCATGACATGGCTTTGCCACCTTGCCATGCATTTGTTCAGTTCTATGTTAGACAAAACAAATATTTGGATTGCCAATTGTATCAACGTAGTGCGGATACATTCTTAGGCGTGCCATTCAATATTGCTTCATATGCATTGTTGCTATCGATCATTGCATTGAAGGTTGATTTGGAACCGGGCATTTTACATCACACATTGGGCGATGCTCATTTGTATGTAAATCATTTGGATGCTGTGGATACTCAAACCCATCGCCGCCGCATGTTTCCAGCACCCAAACTTGTAATTGATCCTGTCGTAAAGGATTTGGATTGGGATGATATGAAGATCGAGCACTTCACATTGGATAACTATATATCAGAACCAGCACTAAAAGGCATCATCGCCGTATAAGTCAACCGGAAAGTAAATCAAATGACAATTAGTATGATCGTTGCTCATGATTCAAATAGAGCAATCGGAAAAGACGGAACAATCCCTTGGTATATTCCAGATGATTTGAAATTCTTCAAGACATTGACCGTTGGTAAAACCGTGGTCATGGGTCGTAAGACTTTTGAATCCATGGGATGTAAACCATTGGCTGATCGAATCAATGTGGTTATGACTCGAACCGTTGAGCGTTTGTATCCAAATGTTATTCAACTCAGTGAACCCAATCGAATTAGAGAATTGGCGTCAATGGGTGAAATCTTCATCATTGGTGGTGCTGATCTTTATGCTCAATATCTCCCATTGGCTGATAAACTTTATATCACTGAAATCCATAGAGATATTGGTGGCGATGTATTCTTCCCACCATTACAAGAAGATATGTTTTCCCTTGCATCCTCATGGAAGAACTCATATAATAATGGTGAGACGGAATATAATTATGACGTTAACGTTTACCTGAAGAAGAAATAAGATGTTACTTGCAATTGTATCTGACCTCCATATGGAAATATGGAAGCAATGGTTTCCTGAAATCGATTATGGCGATGCTGATGTTGTCGTCTTTCTCGGTGATATTGGCAATGGCACTGATCCTCTTCACATGATGAAGAAGGTGAAGGATGCCAAAGAAGGTCGGGAAGTCATCTACATCATTGGTAACCATGAATACTACAAACATAACTTTGCGGTTATGAATGAAAATATTCATGAGCTTGCCGAAGAGTTTGGAATCATTCTTCTCGATAAGGGTACTGTGAAAATTGGTGGAGTCACGTTCATTGGTGCAACCCTGTGGACTGATTATGAAATCAACACAACGGTTCCCAAGGTCATAGCCATGGCGGCAGCAAAAACCGGCATCAATGATCACCGGGTTATTCATACTGACGAGGGATTGTTCTCACCTGAACAAGCCGCAGAAATGAATGCTGAAGAAAAGGAATTCATCTTTTCTGAAATCGCCAAGGCCGGTCGGGATGATTGTGTGGTTCTAACTCACCATGCACCATCGAAGTTATGTGTTGCACCAGAATTCATTGGTAGTCCGTTGAATGGTGCTTTCTGTAACGAGTGGGATGATCAGATCACCGAAGATGGACCGCTGCTGTGGGCCTTTGGTCACACGCATTGGGATGTGGACTTCGAACTTGGTCACACACGTGTAGTGAGCCGTCAGCTTGGATATCCGGGTGAACGGGTTTCAACGAAACAGCCACCCTTTGAACCGCTGCTAATTGTCATATGATAGCTGTAGGTCACCCTATGGATATCATATGCTCGTTACACCTAAGACTGGTTCAACCATCTTTGACGCATTAGACCGATTGCACGACCATGGGATTTATTTTCCGGTGGTCGTGCTCATCGGTTCTCAGTTTATGTTTGATCTTAATAAATGGGATCAGAACATAAAAGGCTTTGATCAGATGTTTGACCGGCACCCGATGCTATTTCACATCGGGCACCGACAAAAATTACGACTTGCTGCGTGAAGCTGTGGTCGCCATCGCTTTGAAATAGATGACCTTCGCCCATTTGTTGGGTAGATTCATTGTATTAGCGATATCATCAATCATCTTAGACTCTGGTACGATATCGAATTGATTATTGTTCTTATCGATGAGAGTGATTGTTGCTTCAAGAAGTTCATCGCTATTGGAAACACGGGCCGCGTGATAGCTATCCTTAGCGGTGGAAATGGCACCACGAAAAGCATTAAGGCCAAGCCCGATGCCCTTTTCAGCGGCACGTCCGAACTTTTCAGTTCTTTCTCGCAATAGAGAAAGATTGACCGTTGAAAAAATACCAAGGTCACCATCGGTCTTCAGTGAATCATCCAATGGTGGTGCTTCTGTTACCATATATTCGTGCGTCAATGCCATTGTATCAGGCGACAGAAGCACGAGGGATTCGGCCATCGCTTCGATTGTGGAAGGTGGAAGGGCTTTGTTTGATGCTTCATCCAGACGAAACACAAAGTGTTCTTTAAGTCTGTCACGGGAATTTTTAATTTTGAACATGGTAAACCTCTCTTTCGATATTGATAACAGTTTAATGCAATACTGTCAAATGGTGACTCCGGCGTGACTCGAACACGCAACATTTCGCTTAGAAGGCGAATTCTCTATCCAGTTGAGATACGGAGCCTTATTCTTCGTTGTAATCGTCGCCCCATTCTTCACATTCAAGGCGGCGCTCTTCATCAAGTGCATCACATACTGATAGCAGCATGTTTGCGTGTGCACGGATTGATTTGGTTCGAACCATTTGTCCTGAATACCCGGCAGTGGTAATTTGTCGATTATTATAAGTCAAGTATGAGTGTAACCAAACGCCCATCATTGTCATACGTAGAAAAATATTGATCTTTGTATATTCTTTGGACCGGACACAAGCTGCAATGTGATCCATTGGCCGGAAGCATGATCCGTATCCATAACATTCTCGCATATAGATACCCATGTCACTCATTGACATCGCCATCGTATATTCAAGGCAGTCTTGATTCATTGATGGATAATCAATAGTTTCAGCAATCGTTGCCTTGGAAAATGCATTTGTTGCCGCAAACTGATTATATGTTTTAAGAATTTTGTCTTCATATTCTTTGATAACATTAATCAAATATTCTTCAAATCCCATTTGCACATATGATTGACGATCAAAGCTGGTGCTGATGGTGAATTCATTAAAGATGTGATCCCAAACATCGCGCCGGATATTAAGGGCTTCAACCTGCACCGTCTTCCCGGTCATATCACATTTGATAAACAAGCGCTGTTCACGAAGAACATCCCACATGTATGATTCGGTCATAAGTCCGATGTTCACGGGAATATCGTGATACTCGTTTTCACCCTGCTCGATAGGGACCAGAAGCTTTTTAAGTTCACCCAGTGTAACATCAAAAGCAGGTTGATCCGCGTCAGCTTCGAAATCACCGCAATCTTTATAGGTCGTTAGAAATGGTAGACCAAACATATTATGATAGCGGCCACCATGTAAAATATTGGATTTGCTATTTGGTGATGTATTAACCAATACGGTTACAGTCTTATCACCCTCTCCGATACCTATATTAGATACGGCGCAAGTTTCATTCCAGCTGCCCATTGGAAATACTTTCTGGTGTTCGTTTTAATCGACGTGGACCACGACCATAACCATGTTTGGCCATATTCATTGGGATATGTGTTACACGGCTACTGATCGTATTACGTAATGCTTTCTTACGTGCGGCACGCTTGTTGCTTCGTTTGCTGGTCATAACAACCTCTAAAGAAATGGCACCCTCGGAGAGAATCGAACTCCCGACACTCGGAGTAGAAATCCGATGCTCTTCCGCTGAGCTACGAGGGTATACCTTTACTTATCCTATTTCATCGCCGAAAACTATCCGGCCATCAATGATACTACAATGATGAAGTTTTATCTCGAACTTCTTCGCCATTTCCTTACCATCTTCAATACGATTGAACATCACATTGAATAGATACCCAGACCAACAAAGATCAGGACAACGTTTTATCATCCTGTATCTTGCAGATGGAACAACGGTAAAGTCCGCTTCTTCCATGTAGCTAATATATGCTTTGTTGTTCCCCGTGTAAAGAAGATTGAGTCCACATACGACTTTATCACTATCGTGTGAAATCATGTTCTATCCTATCACATCATACTGTCGCTGACGATGAAATTGTTCTTCGCGTTCGATATAGATTGGTAAGGCACTAGTGATCATCGAACCCAATAGTGCCTGAAGATTTGGAGAAAGTCCAGTGGTTCTATCAAGCAAGTCCAATCTCGCCAATCGGGTTAGATTGGCACGAAGATATCCATTACCATTCACCGACCATTGATTTACTTTTTCTTGACTGTCCGAATTAAAGAGATGCACCCGGATTTCATCGAAGACTCGTTCTTCTTCTTCTTCGGTGATTTCAATATTAGTGTGGCCTACATTATAACGGAAAAGAAAGTCTTTGTTTTGGTATGTGATCGTTGTTTCATAAACAGCTTTGGTCATGTATCATCTCCCTAGATGATCATATCATATGACATTATTCGTCAACGATGGACATTTCTTTGACACTGAAACCAACTTTTTCATAAGCGGTCATCAGACCATAATGGAGATGATGTGGAATAAGAACCTTCCATGCATCCGCACCAAACTTATGCAGGAAGATGGAAACTGTTTGATCACGAGAAAACGACACAGTGTCTTCCCATGGTTTGTTATCAGGTGCACAAATAACAAAGATGGTCTTTTTCTCTTCACTCATAATATTCTCTCCCGATTGATAGACCCGGCACCACTTGCAGATGCATCATACGTGCGCTTTTCACCGTGTTAAGCTACGGGCCGTCTACCATTACTATTATATGGTTATAAAAGAAATGTCAATCCCAGAATTATCAATGCTGCAATAAGTCTACGCCACGCCATTAAGTTTGCGAATACATTATATGACGGATAGGTTTTAGCCAATTCGGTAGCACCGAATTTCTTTTGAGCGGCTTTATATAAGCGCGGCGTTGAAAACAAAACATAAAACGCCATAATAAACACAATTAGTCCGTAAATGACATAATCCCAAAACATATATTTTCTCCTATTCAAATAAAATAAGAGGAACCCCAACGATTGTCAAGGTTCCTCTTTTTGATGTCGTCTAAATTAAAAGGATATGTTTATACGGTAGCGTATACCGGAAGTGTATATACCGTAACAGGTGTACCACGGGTATTTTCGCGTGTCGTATTTTCCACGATCATTCCGTTTGCCACGAGTTCGGACAGACGGGTAGAAACGGAACCACGGTTGAGGTCGTAACGTGAAACGATTTCCTGACAGGTGCGGCCACGGCCACGAGCGATGTTTAGTTCAGATAGAATCCGTTGAGGAACGGTGTTGATAGTTGACTTAGCCACTTTTAATCTCCTTTAGAAAGTTGCTTACATATTCATAATAGGACATTCGTGCGCAGTTTATATTTTTTATGCGCACAAAATCATATACGATGGTGAATAATCTGCGTTAAATACCTTGAACGCATATCTTTGGAGTTATTGCATGTCTAAGAAGACTGAAGCCAATCCGCTATTAGCTGATGTAGAAAATTATCCACACATTACAGTTACCTTACCGACACGTGGTTTGTTTTATGATGATGATATGTTTGAGGAAGGTACAGACCCGAATGAATTGGAAGCACATGCATTCAGTATGTGGGAAGAAGTTCATTATAATAACCCGTTTGCCATCATGTCTGGTAAGGCATCCACCAAAATGGCCAAGACCGTTGCACCAGCTATTTTGAAACCAGCTGAATTATGTTCTTATGATATTGACATGTTGATGCTTGCCGGTCGCTTGGCTTCGTATGGTGACAAGATGAAGGTCACGCTTACTTGTAATAATCCTGACGAGAAGGCCCGTATGACCGGTGAGGGTGATGATGTTGTATATGCTAAATGTGATGCTAAGAATGATATGGAAATAAACATTCAAGAGCTAATGAACACATATCCGATGATTGACTCCACCGATGATTGGAGAATTGAATTACCGAACGGTCAATTGGTTCTATTGCGGCCTGCTCTATATAGAGACATCATTGAAACCATGAAGGTTGGTGTTAATCAGAATAAGATCATGGAAGCAATGAAACGATTTGATGATATATCTGAAGAAAAGAAGATGGAATTGAATGAAGCAAGTCTAGATAATTATAAAACAGTTCGTATCGCTATTTTGATTTCGAGTATATTGGGTGTAACGACATCTGATGGTTCTGTTACGGTTAAAGCCAGAGAACATATCACGCCATGGTTAGAAACACTTAAATCTAGTTGGATTGAAATAATCCAAGATAAACTGACCGAGTTAACCGAACCGTATATCAAACCCGGAACCGTCACTTATGTTTGTCCTGATTGCGGTCACTCTAACGAAGGGATTAATGTGGTTCAAGACCCCACACGTTTTTTTATTCAAGGCTGAGAGAGGCCAGATCAACTAAAGACATATTTGATATAATAAAGAAGGCGAAAAAGGAAACTGATAAACTAGTTGACTCTTTTGCTGAAATCGCTATAATATCAAAAGGCGGTATTACTTATAATGAGTTGAAGCAAATGCCACCAGCAGAAGTTTATGTTGTTCAAAAGGCGCTTGTTAGATATCTCAAAGCTAAAGGCGATGCCATGAAAGGCGGCAAGACATGAGTGTTGGGTTTTTATTAACGGTTATTTCCGTACTTATATTGAAATTGGTGTTTCATATTTCTGGTATGGATAAACCCGTAAAGTCCACTGATGAACCAACTGTTAAAGAAACGAATGTAGCGAATTGTGACAATCGACCAGTGATTGTCAAGGTTCGTCGTTCATCGAAAGCAACGGACGCGAAATAGCAAATAAATAAACGTATGGCTATTTCAGATCAAGACTTACGAGACTTTATAAACGCGATCAATGAATCGCGGGTAGAGAACAAAAAGATACTCGAAACTATATCGGGTGGTCTTGATGCTATTACCAAGGCGGTGGCGGGTGGCAAATCCTCGCTAAACAATGGTGCTCCTAATAAATCAGCCGATCCGAATGTACTATTGGCGGATGCCGCCGCTGCGTTGACAAATACAACAACCGCTATCGAAAAGATGTTGAAGACGCTTGCGGATGATAAAAAATCAACTGATGGTGTACAATTAGTATTCGAACCGGAGCAGATATTACTTTTGGGTAAAACCATTGGTCAACATATTGCGCAAAGTGGCGGATTAGGTGGACGCGGCGGTGGCGGTGAAGGCGGTGGCGGTGAAGGCGGTGGCGGCGGTGGCGGCGGTGGCGGTGAAGGCGGCGGTAAACGAAATAGCTTCGCCGATTCTCGTCTTCGTTCGGAAGACGTTGCCAATATTACAGGTAACTTTGATAAATTCAAAGAACAACTATCCTCAATATGGGATGATAGCAATCGAACCGCCAATGAATATATCGTTGGTGAATTGCAGGGTATGATCAGAACTTTCATAACCGGGTATACCAAGTTTTTTACTGGGAAACACGGGTTAGATGGATTTAGTAAACGTTTCGAAGACTCGATGGAAGCTTCATCTAGAAATCTTACAACCTTTACGGAAAGTTTGGTACACGATTTCACCCTTAGTCGTTTATCCTTTACTGAAACTATTCGCTCTCTAACAGATGATTTGACGGCGGGCGGTAGAGCATTTACGTATTTTGGGGGAACGGTTGGTGAATATTCGGCAGCAATGAGGGAGCTACAGAACAATGTCAATTGGATAGGCGGTAGCGATATGTATGCCACCATGTCTACACAAGAGCAACACGATTACTTAAATGGGATTTATAATACTCTGGTTGCCCAAGGTATCACCGACCGATTAAATTCTGAACAGGTTCGTGATTATGCTAGAAGTCAATATATAACTTTGACTGAACTTTCGAATTTATCAGGTCTAAGTTTAAAAGAACTCAGAACACTCAATGCAGCTGGTAGAAGTTCTACAACCGAATTAGTTGCTCGTGGTCTTATGACTTCGGAACAAGCAAGTACATTAGATAGAGTCATGACCAGTATTGGTGCCATGAGTCCAGAGACACTTGAACTAGTTCAACAAGGTGTGGCCGCTGGACCCGGTGGAGCAGCGGTGCCATTTCAGGATAATAATGCCGCTAGTATGGCACAGTTGGGACCAGCTATCAATGATATGATGGAAATCGCCCGTTATACAACGGACGCCGATGCAATAGTCAGACGCTTCATCGGGAGACTTGACTTAGATGCAATGAACAGTGTTCCTATGCTTGCAAATGATGATAATATGGCATCTAGATTGAATGGGTTAGAAGCCGCCCAACGGGAACGGGATGCCAGACCGGCACATGAACAATATATAAACCGTCTTTTAAATAGGTTTAAGGGTTGGCTAGACGGTGATGCTCCTCTTGCTGGATTTTTAACACACGTAGGATCGCTGGCGGCGGGATTATTGTCATTAGAGGCCGCAGTTCACGCGAATACACTTGCTCAACTTGGTTTTTTTGGCAAATTTCGAGGGTTAACAAATAGGTTAGCAGGGTTTGGTGCGAGGGGGTTCGGCCCCGGTGTCGCCGCTGCTGGTGAAGCTATGACTGGCACCGCGCGTATTGCAGGAATGGCGGCTGGTATTCTTAGAGTAACCGTATTGCTTGGTGGTATTGTTAGTATTCTAACAGATGCATTTAGTCTCGTGAGTAATTGGGGCGACCTCGATTGGACGCAAATTGGCGGCTCTCTTCTTACAATGATAGCAAAGGGATTATTGGTAGCTGGTGCCATCTTTTTTGCTGGCATACCAGCTGTTATTGCAGGTGTGTTGGCGGGAATATGGTTTGGTATTGATGCATTATTCGATGGTTGGCTTACGAGAAAAGCACAAGCATTTTTCACCAATATATTAGCCGCATTCGATGGACCATGGCTTACTGATGGACTCGGATGGGCAAAAAACCGTATTACCGATGCTGTTGATTGTGTTGGGGAGTGGTTCGATGGTATTGGGGAGTGGTTTACAAACTTAAAAAATGATATTGTTAATTTTCCAAGGAATTTTATCGATGACATGTTCCGAAATAATGCTGATATGACTCCTGTAGCAGCAGAAATCATATCAACAGAATCAGCTGCAATTAACCGTGACCTTGGTAATGTTAGACGTGCTAGAGCGGCAACAGGCAGTATATCATTAGACCCAGATATTATTAATAGTGGTTTTCAAGCTGGTCCCGGTAATCATATTGTGCTGGCAGCAATTGAAGAAGGCAATCGTCTACACCAAGAAGGCAACGAGCAACGAGGTTCTGGTAATCGCCGCTTAAGTAATATTGAAGCGAACGGTCGGGTTCGTACCTATGATGATAGTCCGGTACGCGAAACATAAATATTCCTCGATCAACTGTAAATAGATGTTGATCGAGGAATAATATTGGATGCCATCGTTTAAATCTCATTTACCTTCACCAAACAAAGCAAAACTAAACCAAGCTAACCGCCGTATGGGCGCAATGGTTCAGACCCCGCTTGATTGGAATAATAAACTTGATGCTGAAAACTTTAATTTCTCAGTACTAAACCAAGTCTTCTACGGTGGTCGTAGGGATCGTATTCAAAGATATGATGTATATGATGCCATGGATATGGATTCAGATATCCATAGAGCACTAGATATTATTGCCGAACATTGTACTCAAAAAGATTCAAAATCAAAAACACCATTCCAAATCGTTGTAGAAGATGACACCATCTCTCATGAAGATACTGAAGTTCTATTCAGTATGCTTAAGATTTGGAACAAACAATGTGACTGGGATAACTTAGCATTCAGAACCATTCGTAATATTATCAAATACGGTGACTTCTTTTTCATCCGTGATGACAAGTTCACCCTTCATCCATTAAGCCCAAGAAACGTTACGGGTGTTTATGTTGATGACGAAACACAAGAAATCCAAGCATATCACTTAACTGATCTTCGTCGCAAATATCCAAACATGATGGAAGTCACCGATGCTTCCCCACAAGTATCCATGTATCAATCCGGTCGTCGTGCTGGTGGTCAACAGGATAAGGGTAAATCATATTCAGGTATTATTGAGAAGAAACACATCATTCACCTTTCAATGAGTGAAGGTCTTGATGTTGGTGGTAATGGTCAGAACAATGATATCTGGCCGTTCGGTGACTCGATGCTTGAACGTATCTTCAAAGATTATAAAGCACGTTCCCTACTTGAAGAAGCCGAAGTCATTCACAGAATCCAACGTGCACCTTCACGCCGCGTCTTTTATATTGACGTTGGTAAGATGCGTCCTGACAAGTCTGAGTCATATACACGCAAAGTCAAAAACGAATTAATGCAAAAAAGAATTCCATCAGCACACGGTGGTCAAGACTCTGTTGATTCTGTTTACAATCCAATTTCACAAATGGATGACCTGTTCTTAACAGTCACATCTGATGGTCGTGGTACAAAGGTTGAAACCCTTGAAGGCCAAGCATGGACCAACGAAGGACCATTAACCCACTTCAACAACAAGATGAATAAAGGTCTTGGTGTTCCAAATTCATATATGGCTGGACCAGAAGATGGCGGTTCCCTCTTTAACGATGGACGTGTTGGAACAGCATATCTCCAAGAAGGCCAGTTCGCCAAGATGTGTGAACGCATTCAGGATATGAATGATAATGGAATTGATAATGAGTTCAAACTATATTTGGATTTCCGTGGTATTCAAATCGATAGTGGTATCTTTGAACTAAAATTCATCGAACCAATGTCTTTTGCAGAGTATAGAGAATCTTCACTCAATGAAGAACGTCTAAACATCATGAGTTCTGCATCACAATTTCCATTCTTTGCTAAACGTTTCATCATGAAGCATTTCGGAAGTATGTCTGAAGATGACATTCTAGAAAACGAACATCTATTCATGGAAGAAAACATGTCTGCTGTTGCTAGACAGTATGACCAAGAAAATGAACTTGGTGGCATGGGCGTTGGTATGGGTGGCTTGGGAATGGGCGGCGGCTTTGATGGTGGCATGGGCATGGATCAAGGCATGGACGGAGAGTTTGGTGAATTCGGCGATCAAGGAATGGGTGGCGGAATGGGTAATCAACCGGGCGGTCAACAAATGGGTGGTGGCGCTTATGGTGGAATGGGTGGACCGCAAGGTGGTCAGTCTGGTTTCGAAAGCTTCAAGCGTGATGGCAAGGTATTAACTGAAGCCATGAAGTCTATTCAATATGCAGAAGGTGATACAGAGAGTCTTAAAGAAAATATGGTTAGATATTTGAAGAATATGAATAGAAAACTCATCACAGAAGATGAAATTGATATTGATCCAGAAGACTTGATTGCTGTTCCTAAACAAGCTGATGACAAAGAGCCTATTGATAATGATGGTCTGTTTGGTTCAACCGGTGAGGAAGGCGAAGGAACTGTAATAGTTTCAATGGCCCACATCAGAAAACTTCGTCTTGAACGCGAACAGAACCGCAAATCACTAGTTAAACGCCTTTATATGCTGTCTACAATCTATGGTCCTTCGGCCCAAGATAGTGGCTTTGGCGGCTTCTAGTAAAGAAAACTGCAAAAAATCAATCAAAACCGGGGGTTATTATAACTCACCGATAACTACTTGTGTCGATATAGGTTCGACCTAGAAAAATTGGAGTAGCTATTATGGCTAAAAAATCTGCATTTAGCGAAAATATTATTCGCACAGTTGAAAAATACATTCAACTTTCAGAGTCTTCTCAGAACTCTGGTGTACGTAAAGCACTAGCACAAGAAATTAGTGAAGAGTTTACACGTTCTACAATCGCTTTAGCAAGAGAAGTTGCTGAAGAACTTGGACTTTATGAAGCTGAAGGCATCGACGATCTTCTTCAAGATGATGAAACTGAGTTTGATCCAGAATCAGATGAAATCATCGATGACGAAGATGAAGCCGGTGGTGAAATGCTTTTTGGTGACGAAGATGAAGCCGGAGACGATGAGTTTGGTGATTCACAAATTGATCCTATCGACGATGCCCAAGACGGTATCGAGCGCGAACAACTTCAAGATGACGAAGATGAAGAACTTGGTGATGACGATGGTGATGAGTTTGATCCAGAAACTGAGTTTGGCGATGAAGGTTCTGAAGAAGGTGATGATGATCTTGGTGATGACGAAGACGTTGATATTGATTTGCCGGAATTCGGTGATGACGATGAAGACGACGCTGATCCAGAAGCTGACCTTGGCGATGAAGACCTTGGTGATGATGACGATCTAGAAGCTGGTGATGAACTTGATCCAGATGAAGATGACGAATTCGCTGATCTAAACATCGATGGACTTGATGAAGCACTTGCTAAATTAGTCAAAACCGATGGTGATGACGAAGAAGAAGAACTTGGTGTGGATAACGAATACTAAGATGACCCGTTCTGTTCTTGTTGAAACAATAATGCCAGAGATTGCTTCCGTCGAACTGATGGAAGGGACCGGTAAGGCTATTATTCTAAGCGGCACCGCTATTCAAGGCGATGTTAAGAACCGTAACGGTCGTATGTATCCGAAAGACGAGATTATTAATGCGGTCAATCAAATGAAAGGCCGCATTAATAAAGATGGTCCTATTCCCGGTGAATGTGATCATCCTGATAATCTTGGATTAGACTTGGCTCGTGTTTCTCACTTGATCAAGGATATCTGGATGGATGGTGCGGATGGTCATGCCAAATTCGAAATTATGCCTTTTGGTCTTGGTGAAATTATCACTGGACTTATTAAACATGGAATGAAGATGGGAGTTTCTTCTCGTGGTTCAGGAAATGTTGATAGCAATGGAGTTGTCAGTGATTTTGAAATCATCACTATTGACGTTGTTGCAAACCCTTCGGCACCGGATGCATATCCACGTCCGATTGTTGAAAGTCTTCAGTCCTCCAAACGAGGGCATGAAGTATTGAAACTTGCCGAGATGGTTCGGCAAGACCCCAAAGCTCAAGTATATCTTAGAGAAGGTATACTTGGCTTTATGAAACATGAATTAAAGCTATAGGACTTAAAACCATGGAAAAATTTCTAGATCAGCTTTTGAATTCGGACCTTCTTACTGAAGATACTAAAGTCGAACTGCGTGAAACTTTTAAAACTGTAATTGCAGAAGCTCAAGAACAAGCTCGTAATGAAGCTCGTGAAGAACTTGCAGAACAGTATAAAGTTGACCGTTCGAGACTATTAGAAGCTTTGGACAAGATGGCACGTGAAGCTATTACAGCTCATCTTACCGAATTCAAACAAGATGTTGATCGCCTACACGTTGCTAAAGTAAAGGCTGTTAAAGCTGTTACTGAAGCAGATCAACGTGCAGTTCAGAAAGTTAAAGCAACTGTCAAGATGCTTGAAACTGCTAACCGCACAGTGATCAAACGCGAAATTGGCGAATTGGTTGAGGACTTCAAACTTCAGCGTGCACAACACGTTAAGTTAATGAAGGAAGGTCGTGCATCGCTTGCGTCTGATAAGACAATGCTCGTTAAGAAAATGGCGAAAGTCCTAGAGCATCTTACTCGTAAGCAACTGAAGACTATTATGGAAGCGTATAAGGCAGATATTGTCAAGGCTCGCCAGAATAACTTTGGTCGCAAAATGTTTGAGGCATTTGCTTCTGAATTTGAAGCATCACACTTCAGCCGTGACTCTATTCTCGACTCACTGAAGACCAAACTACAGGAATCAGAAAAGGCTCGTAAAACAGTCGAAGCTGCTTCTGCTAAGAAACTCACTAAACTTGCCGAGAGCAATGAAGTGATTTCTAAGAAACTCGAAAGATTAACCGAGAACACCATTCGTGTTCGCAAGATGGGTAATCTTTTGCGTCCATTGCAAGGTACTGCAAAGACACAAATGAAGGAACTTCTAGAAGGTGTTCCAGCTGAAAAGCTTGAAACTACTTTCAAAAAGTATCTTCCCCACGTCACGGAAAGCGCTTCTCGTAATCGCACCCGTATCAGCGAAGCTAAGAAGGCCCAGCGCGGCCCGTTAGGATCACTTCGCACTGGCTCAAGACAAGCCGTTTTTGAAAATGAGAACGTAAAAGACGAAGATATCGATCAAGACATCGTGAACCTTCGTGCGAAACTACCTCGTTAATCATCGCATATTATTAGGAGATTATTAAAATGCGTAATGTAGAAAATAAATGGAAGCTCATTAAAGAAGCAATGACCGATGGACTGAACGATCAACAGTCAAGTGTCATGAATGTTTGCCTTGATAATGTGCTTCGTGAATCTGGCAAGTTTATGTCAGCTATGCGTGGCAATGCCATGCTTATGGAGAACGCATCAGGCGGCGCAACAGCAGCAGGTAATATCGCTGCGTTGAACCAAGTTGTTCTTCCATTGATCCGTCGCGTCCTTCCGGGTGTTATCGCTAACGAAATCGTTGGTGTTCAGCCTCTGACTGGTCCTTTCGGTCAAATCCACTCGCTTCGTGTTAAGTATGCAAATACTGCCGGTGGCGCGTATGCAGGTCAGGAAATGTTCGCACCACGTCATGTAAATGATGTTGCTGTAGCTTATTCTGGTAATGAAAACTCTGGCAATCCGGGTGCAGCTTCTAATACTGCTGCTCTAGAAGGTATGCCGGGTAATGCTGTTTCTGTCGAAATCGTCAAGGAACAGGTTGAAGCCAAGCCTCGTAAGATGAGCGCACGCTGGACCATTGAAGCAACGCAAGACGCTTCAACCCAACACGGTGTTGATCTTGAGTCCGAAATCATGGCCGCAATTGCGCAGCACATGGTATTGGAAATCGACCAAGAGCTTCTTCGCACCCTACGTGCTCTTCCACCTGCGGCTACCGCAGACAACACGTTCGACCAGACCAAAATCTCTGGTAATGCAACGTTTGTTGGTGATGAGTTCGCTAATCTTGCGATCCTTATCGGTCGTGAAGCTAACAACATTGGCGCACGTACTCGCCTTGGTGTTGGTAACTTCGTCGTCGTTTCCCCAGATGCACTAACGATCCTTCAGTCTGCAAAGACTTCTGCGTTCGCTAGAACAACTGAAGGCGACTTTGAAGGCCCGGTCAACGTTAAATTGGTTGGTACTCTTAACGGTGCCATGAAAGTCTACTGTGATACATTCGCACAGACTTCCACACCAGTTCTTGTTGGCTACAAGGGATCAGAAGTTGATGCCGGTGTTTATTACTGCCCATACATCCCACTCATGAGTACGGATGTCGTAATGGACCCTAATACCTTCGAACCAACGGTTAGCTTCATGTCGCGTTATGCGGTTGTTGCTCTTACCAATAAGTCCACTTCGCTCGGTAATGCTGCTGACTACTACGGTCTAGTCGGTATTAACGCTGCAAACCTTACCTTCCTCTAAGCTAAGGTTGGACTTTTGAAGGCCAAGAATTGGGCCGGGGATTCGTTTCCCCGGCCCTTTTTCTATGCAGACGGTGACATACTATAATTGCGATCTGCTTCATTAACCGGTTCTGATACCGGACCAGCAGGTTTAGCCGTCAGGAAGCCCTCAACATTAGCCTTCTGTGCCCGCTTATCACCCAAGGCGAGGCGATTGGCACTATTAGTTAGTTCGCCCCGGATTGCACGGTTACGAGCATCCATGATGGTCTGAGTAAGCTTCAGCTGCATATCATTCATTTCAACGCTAGCTGTGGCACGTCGCTTACGATTATCTTCCGTGGTGGCCAATGTATCCATGGTCATTTGAACAATAATCTCGTTCACCTTCTTCAATGCTTCTTGTGAAGTCAGTGCCTTTTCAACATGGTCACGACCTTGCTTGGTCATGTCACGGATTTTAACAGCACCCTCAGTGATGAGTGTATCAGTAAATCCAGAAACAACATCCATAACCGAGATAGCATCTTGTGATTTAGATGCTTCAACAATCATAGCCAACTTCTTTTTCCAAAGAGGGATCATATGTGTGATCGCCTGTTGGATTTTATTCATCAACTGAAGATCAACATCCTTCATGTTGGCAAGCGTTGGCAAATCTTGAGCCGCCAAGGTCTGCGTCTGATGCAAGGTTTCTTTCTGGCGTTCCATTGCATCACGTTGACGTGCAAGGCTTTCCAACATATGTGGATAACCGGGATCGTCAGGATGTTCTTTCATCTCTTCAGTAAGAGTATCAATTTCAGTTTGCTTTACTTCGATTTCTTCTTCAAGCGCAACAATGAGCAAGTAGAATTCTTTATAAAGCGTAAGCGTGGTTGTATACAGATCATCCAAACTTTCCGATGAAACCATCAAAGCGGTTCGGTGTTCCATAAGTTTGCCAGCAACGGTATTGATTTGATCTTCAACATCACCGAAGCTATCAACAAAATTCTTCATAGTGTCGAGTGGTTTGCGAACAACCCATCGTTCAAACCAATTACGAGTATCATCGATATCATAACCTTGGGCCGTCTGAACCAATTGTGTCAGATCATCCTTGATCAAGGTAAGATCACGTGACTTCACACCAGAAAGCAAACGGTCAGCAACGGCACCAATGCGTTGTTGTGCATTCGTACCAAAGCCCATGACACCCGTGATGTCTGTTGCATCAAAGGTAGATCGCAATTTAGCTACCGTGGTTTTGTCATCCTCGTTTAGCTGATGACTCATCAATGCACTTGGATTTTGTGGAACCTTGATAGCAACAACGCCACGTGCTGTATCTGGAATTTGATGATTTTGCATAATGTTTTCCAAGTGTTGGGTTTCTTGTGCGATTGTATCTTCGTGAGATTCGGGTTGCGGTGGATGATTTTTACTATAAAACCCACCAACATTCTTTTTAGCTTTAATTTTAAATTTCGAACTCATTGCTCGTTTCTCACGCGTTGTCTGATACCGGTGGCTACTGTATCTATCATACGGTCCATAACAACTAAGTCAATAGATAATTTCTTTTCATCTTGTTCAATGGCTTGTGACTTAATCGAATCAACATGAATCTCAACCTTTTCAAGAAACCGAATTATTTTGTTGTCCAGATTCGTGATTTCGGCATGACGGGTTTCTGTCTCGGTACGAAGAATACGAACCCGTAGTTTGATATAGCTTTGAACCGCTGTTTTATATTGTGGGATTTGCGTCAACATGAAATCCATCACCGTCATATCTTCAATATGATTATCGGTAACATCTTCAATCATGCTGGTAAGAAGAGAATTGATCTTACGGACATGTGGACCCACACTCGTATTATCATACTTCAAACCACTTAGCGCCGTCACAGCCTCTGTAGCGTTCATTATAGCCCGCGTGTGCATTGGCACCCGTGGAGCTGTTTCCACCACTGTGGCGTCTACTGTGTCGGGATGAGTGATCAATCCATTAGCAACACGCCATTCGTTCTTGGCTTTCTCGATCTTCATGCTCGATACGACACCCAGACCGACACCAATGAGGGCACCGCCACCCAAGAACACGAAACTGAATGGTGGTGGTAAGATCAAACCGATGGCAGCAATTGGAGCACCAATGATACCAGCGGCCACTAGACCTTCACGAAACCCACTCTTAGCCATAATAGCCGGAAGTTTTACGGTACTATCATCCATACTTTTAGGCATAAGATTGTGACCCGGTTAAAGTTAGCTCTAAAGAAGTTTTATGATATTACGTCTTCCGTCTTCTGTCAACCCTGTAATATAAATATAAGCTGCCGACAATTGACTAGATGTCATTCGACAAACTTCATCAACTACTGCCGCATCACGTTCCTCAACAGTAAGACCCGTGGTTTTTGTTTTAAAAGCTGTCAATGATTCTTCGACGCGTGTTTGAGACATGACTTTCTCCTATAAGATCAATATAACCATTATAGTATAAATCACTGCCGAAACGAAACCACCGATTCTCACAACACGCAGTGAGTTAATATTTTTTGTCATTTGGTCTTCTGGTGATAATTCAGGCACCACTGGTTCGACCTTAACTGGTTTTGGCGCTCGCGGTTGCCATCCCATGGTTTTATTCATTCTCTCTGTGTGGAGTAAATTAACATACAGGTATCTATTATCATGATGCACATCACGATCTATGTAATCTAATCTCTTACGTATTTGTTTAAACCGCTCTATAGATGTTTGTTCATCATATGGATTGTTCATAATATCACCACAAAAAGACCGATGCCATTATAGCACCGGTCTTCTCTATGTCAACGATGTGACGTTTATTAGATATTGGTTTCCGCTGCGGATGTTGAAGAAATATCCGTGCTTTGCATTTTGGACAAACGTCTATGTGCAGTTTTGAAATCAATCTCATATACATGTAGAGACAAGATCAATTCCTTAAGGTGAGCAATAGAGAAGCCCTTGGTTTCTTCAACAATGTAATCAAGGTAGATTTTATTCTCCTGAACTACATTAAGTGCTTCATCCAATTCATCGAGTTTACTTTGAATTGTCTTTGCTTCTTTTTCACCCTGTTTTATCCGGGCTTCAATTCTAGCAATCGCAACTGCATCAACTGGTTCATTGGTTTTCAATGATTCCAAATCGTCTTGATGTTTGGTAAGTTGGCCATTAACTGTGATCAGTTTTTTGTCCAAGTTCTCAATATCAGTCACGGTACGTTTTGCTTTTTCAGCACCAGTATCAGATGGGTATTCTTTATCAATAAGCTTGGAAGGTGCACGAGCTTTCAAATAAGTGCGACGTGCTGCTGCCGATGGCATATCGATTTTATGAACCACATCAAAACGTGATGGACGGTTTGCCAAACGTTTATCAAGGCGTTCGGGATAATTGGTTGTTGCAACGAATACAACATTTTCAATCTGCATCTCACCATCCAGTAATGCCAATAGTTGGCTTTCTGAATCGTGACGACCGCCTGTCATTGCATCGATATCTTCCATCATAACAACGATAGGCCGTGTTGCTTCGATTTTACGAAGAATATCAAGACCCTGTGCTGATAGTTCCGGGTCTTTAACGTATACGGAAATACCACCCTGTTCGATGATGCTTTTTGATAATTGCTGAACAGTGGTAGTTTTACCAGAACCCGGTGGACCCCAAAGAAGAACACCACGTTTATGGAGCACGTTCATTTCTTTATATACGGGACCACGTTTCCAGAAGTGTTCGATATGTTTAATAACTTTATCAGAATCAGCATCTGGTAATTCAATAAGACCATCCAGAACGACGCGGGTCTTCTTAAAATAGATACCGCGTTGTTGAGAAAATTCAATGGTATATTGACCGGGTGGAAGTTTTTCGTCTGTTTTTTCACAAGGAAAATATGCATCACCAGCAACCGCCCACATGGACGCATTTTTAGGATCAATGCCGGTTGCTTCTTCTGTAGTTCGACCCATAGGGAAACCTCTTTAATCAATCGTTACAAATGGTAGATATGACAATCTCACTCAGATGACAACGGGTTTTTATGATTTTTCTGTTTTTGTTTCCAGAACCTGCAAAACGAAACTTTGTAAGGAAGTCAAGTATTTATATGTTGTGTCATTGTATAACCCAACTTTTCCTTTATCCATTTCGTGTCTTGATATCATATCTTCTATGCGACCTTGAAGCTTCTTCAAGTTAGGTGCATCGAGTGCGGCGATGACACGAGGGTGAATAGATTGGTTTGCGGAGTGTTCAAAGTCAGTAACGTAATCATTTGATGACACCTGTGACCACAGTTGATCATCTACAACCGGTGCATCTGGTTCTTCGACATCACCGAAATCTGGTTGATTCTCTTCGGTTCCATCATCGAAACCATCTTGAAAGGAATCACCGTTAGGATTTTCTTCACCATCTGGATTTTCTTCACCATTCGACGGAAAGTCATCACCGGTTGCCATTGATCCTTGGTCTGGATCATCAACGGTTCTAGTTTCTAAACGGCCATCATCATCGAATAATTGTTGAAGTTTCATATTACCACTTAATCGTCCAGTTGAAAGTCTCAGTGCTTTGATACTGTGATCGTCTGACTGTATAATTCATCTGCTGAAAATGACCAATGACTTCATTCATTTGTGCTCTGGCCACAAGATGGGCATCCGTTTGGTTATTAAGCGGGTCAGCATATGCATTATAATGAACTGCCGATGCGGTGAAGCCGGAAACGATTGGTGGTGATGAAGAAGGACCAACGATGATTTCACGAGCGCCAGCGGCAGCAGCGGTCATAACAGCTTCTTCAATCTTGTTGATTTCAAGATTTACGGATGTTCTATTATTTGAAATCTTTGCGGCTTCAGCTGCTGTATAAAAACCTGACATTATTTTTTGTCTCGCTCGTCTTCATCATCCATATCGTCACCTAGATCGGGATCACCCATAAGGTCTTCGTCACCCATCATTTCAGGATCATCGAATTCACCTTCATCACCCATATCATCACCCATACCGGCTTCGGGATCAGCATCGAATTCATCTGGTTCTTGATCACCTTGGCCACCGTTAAGAAGTGTCTCTAGTTTTTCGGTCCATGATGTTTTGAGTTTTGCTAATTCATCAGCAGCGGCCTTGATGTGCTGTTGAACCAAGTCTTCAATATCGGTTGCAGCAGTATCACCGAATTCGGTACGAACTGTTTCTCTAACGTCAGTTAGAAGATTACCAGCAACACGACCAAGTTTTTCCAACATGTTATCGATGTCTTCAATATAGCCTTGCATTTTAGTAATAACAGCGGATCGTTCGATTTCACCTTCATTCAGTTTACGGACCAAAGATGTAAATTCTTTACGGAACTCTTGAACATTTCTTTTAGTCATAGTGGTATTCTCCTTAATAGCGGTTTTAAGTTTCATTGGTGCGGTGACACTCCAAGGCCATGCACCTTCCCAAATTGTGTCGCAATATGCGGCAATTTGGTTCAAGGCTTTATTACTAGACTCAGTAATATGTTCCAACATCAGTTCGGTAGTGGATTCAAACAATCGACCATCAGCCAATTCGAAATACACTTTTCTAAATTGGTCATCATTGCCCCATTGCATAACTTCCATTGCCTTCAGGACACGAACATCTTCATTGACTGGTGCCCAATATGCTTTGGATTCAGATATATAAAAGCATCTCTTACCAACAACACGTTTCGGTGTGCCTTCACAAATCGCGAAATAATAAGTCATACCCGGAATAAGAACGACTGAACTATCCCGACCTGATTTAAATTCCAGCAAACATGAAAGAGCATCACGTGTATAGATATCTTTAACGTATGAATCGTCTTCCATGAAATCCATGAAGCCGGTGTCGAATCGTTTATTGGCGATACGATTTTCCAATACACTGATTGTTTCTTTTAGAATCGGTGTGGACTTTGTTCTAAATTTATTGATATTACGGCCCATCGCTTCTAGTTTTGTTTCTAGAATACGATACCGCTCTAAGGGTTCTTGTTGAATGACCGCGTTAAAAAACATGCAAACTGCTCCATATACTTAATAGTATTTATAACAATACTAGATAACCGTGACCTTAAAGAATGCCTAACTTGGCGCGAACACCTTCAAGCATTAATTTCTTCTCTTCAATCTGTGTTCTAAGGATGCCACGACGCTTAGTATTGGCCGGGTCAAGACCTTTAAAATGCTTCACCATTTGCTTGGCTTCCAACATGATTGATTCTTCTTTACGACAATAATCAAGAATGCGTCCAACCCTTGGATCATTAGTATTATTGCTTTCGTTTAGTGCTGCGGCAACCAATTGGGCAACCTTCGGATGACGGAATGTGTATTCAATCTTCTGACCCGTTGGACCATGTGTAACTCGATAGCGTTCAATCTCTTTACCGATTGCTGTTTCTTTGAGAATGGTTTGAAGTTGCCAATCACCATGTACATAAGCTTGAGTACCAGAACCAGAATATGGTGCGTTACGTGATTGATGTTCAGCTAATGCAGCAATTGGATTGGATGCACTATTTCCGAACAACATATCTTGTGCTGCTTGAGTACTCATATCTTGTGCCGCGCCTGATAATATTTCAGACATTGGTGTGTTGTGTGAAACATGGCCCATGGCTTCGGTCATGACTTGATACGCTGATCTTTTTTCACCGGTAATATCGGCGATCTGACGTTTCAACGACTTATGGCCTTCTTTCATTTTTTGACGTGATTGAAGTTGCATCATCGTCGGGCTAACTTTCTCGGTCATTAGAATTTTCCTCCACGGGCTTTTTTTAACCGGTCGTTTGCTTTTTTCAAACGCCGGGTTCCGATAATATTTGTTAATTTGGTCTTGGTTCGCTTCTTTGAGATAGAAGCTTTATTTTTTCTAGCAGAAATCTTTCTAGCAGTGCGTCGTGCGAAAGATGGTGGTTCCATACATGTGGCAACGTCTTTTGTTCGTTGGCCATTCTTAGGCCCACCTAAACATTTCATTGCTGGCACTAATGTATTATTCTTACGAACAAATACTTTTACAACCGCTTCGCTGACACGGCGAGGACGGAAATCTGATAATTCAATAATAAATGATGTGTTGTCTGAACGTTGAATACGAACGAATGCTATTTGTTGTAACCATTTTTTGATGGTTGCTTTCAAAAGCGGTATATCAGTTGCGTCTTGAACTGCTTTACCAATGTCATTAAAAACGACAATACAATGATTATCGTCTTCAGCTTCTTTTGATAAACTGATCGTGTCTAAAGATATTAGACTAGGAACACGCTGTTTGAATTCAACAACCTGCTCTGTAGCTATTCTTTCCCACGCCTTTTGTACAATCTCATATATCATAGTCTACTATTTATAGTATATTACTTTAATAACGTATAAAAGAAGCCCGGTACTCTCATACCGGGCTTCTTCATTCTCTAAATCAATTAAGATTACGAGCTTTGGGTAACGCCATTAAGCTTGACAGAGATTGCAGTAACACCGTGGGTGTCAGCAGCAAGATAAGCCTGTGCAAGTTCATAAGCATTCGAACGGTTTGTCTTAGTGACATACCCCGGATCACCGACTGTAGAGTCAGCCCACATTCCACCTTGCTCGAAACCGAGTGTGATGATTGTGTCGCCATCAGATGTGATGGAAATAGGCTGTGCGTATTGCTGAAAGTATACAACAATGTCAGAGAAACGTTTGTGACGTGCCTGATCGGCAGCGTCTTCTGCAAAGTATGCTTCTAAATCAGCAGCAGCTTTTACAGGGTTTGTTGCGGTTGCATCACCAGCAGCAGTAACAGTTAGTTCAACTGTATCAACGACAGCAGGGCCACCACCGACGCTACCGGGAAATGCTAGAGCAACATAGTTATCAATCCAATCTACCATAATAATCTCCTATAGTTTGGTATTTATTTGCTATGATCTATCCCGTCTTACGTTTTGTGCTTTTTCTACGCCGGATAACGGAGGAACGCTCTCGTTTCGGAGTGGTAACAGCTGCAATAGACCCTGCGGCGGTTGCACCACCAGAGGCCACTTCAGCTAAGCAGTCATGTAAAGACCGTATATTCATAGTGTTATTTATATTCATCGTTCAATTTAGTGCGAATTACCGGAAAAACCTCAACATTTTCACCAAATGCCTTCGGGTTTTGCAACAACATTAGATAATATCTAGGTTGTGGACTATATTGTTCGATGTATCGATGCATCCTTTTTTTGAATTTAGCGAGTGCACGTTTTGCATCTTTTTCTTTGGATATAGTTTCCCAAGGTCCATCACATTGAGATGAAATCACAATTTTACTTTGGAAGGCATTAACAGTTACATTGATCTTCTTCTTGATACCATTGAATATATCTTCGAATTCTATAGTTTCTGCTATGAAACCAATACCACGTTCATCTTGTCCATGCTTTACCATAGAAGGTAAACAAACACCATCAAACCCAACGTCCTTAGCAACATTGGGAATATTCTGAGTGATGGTTCTGAAATTCTTTATATAAAATATTTCATAAATGAAGTTCTGTCTAAACCATGCCTCAATCATATTGCCGGAATCAATATACATCCTATTCGGAAAATATACTGGATCACCCCATTGGTTATAAACAAATGGTTTCAATTCAATTCCAAAATGATTATGACCATGATCAATAAGAGTGATGTCACAACCACACATGTCTTCGGTCGTGACTGTCCATTCAATGACTTCAGAAGTATTAAATGTTCTATTCACTTCAACTTTCTTAGAAGACAATTCAATTTCAATACTTCTAGCAAGTCCACTGATCATCGATTTAACTGCCGTCTTCATCAAATTGATGTCTTAGGATTCTTGACAGCTGTCTTTTTTGGTGGTGTGGTTTTTGATGGGACAAGTTTTGTAGTAGGTTCTGGTTCTACCGGCAACACATCTACTGGTTCCATCATTTCTTCATCAGGTGAAGCTTGAATATCATCAGCATCTGTTTTGATTTCGACATCTTTGTGTTTTTTCAACAGATCAGCAAAGGCCGTTGATTTATTTAATTTACTTTTTTCCAATGACAACATCATTTTATTGGATTGAGCATTTGCTAACTGATCCAAAATACTATTAAAGGCATCAACATCGGCAACACCTTCCACTAATGGAATGGCAACATCACGTTCATGATCGATGTTGATTTCATCCTCATCAGATAATTTATAAGGGTTTGTGAATTTAACTCTTGCCACAGCCTTATCAACATTGATTGATAATACGTTAAATTCTACTGATTTTAATTCATTCATAGTAATTCTCCAAAAGTTTAATGTTTAATATTTAGTAGTATTAGTTAAAATCCAGAACCTGTGGTTATAACTGTAAAGGTATCGAGAACTGTATTGCCATCGCTGTCATTTTCAACGTAAACTGTGTAATTATCAGAAGAACTGGGCGGGACTGTCCAAGTGAAGTG